GATATGGACCAAGTTTTGGTTGATCTATATCAAAAAGGCTTAATAGATGTATCTTACGATGAAGATTTAAATGCTATGATGACTATTTCTAAAGAAGGCAAAGATGTCTTATTAAAAATGGGATTTGATTTAAGTGATTCTGAAGATACTTAACTATAATATAAGGTGGTGATTTAAATATGGATAATAATCAACAAGGTAAAGATGGTGGCGTACAGCAACCAGCTTCAGCAACACCAGTTGCAGAAGCAGCAGGCCCACAGGCAGGTTTAGCATCAGATGCTAAGACTGATCTTGGCGTAAACAACGCTGGTACACTTAACGTCGGAAGCCCTTTCACGGGGCGTGATGTTTCAATGACCACTCCACAATATGCTGGAGGAAATATCACGACAACAGAGGCAGGGTCAAAGTAAATGAATACAAAAGAGTTTTATGATGAAATGATTAATCTAATTAAATCAATTGGAACATCTTCTTCAGCAAACCAAGAGCGGGATGAAAGAACCGTAGAAAACTACGTCAGACAAACTGGTAATGTCAATACACCACCAGTCAATGTTGGCGATTACACGATTGGAGGTAACAACATGTCAAATAACACAACAGAACCAGATCCAACGGGCGATATTGCAGTGCAAAAGGATCTTCCTATTGCAAATCAACCAGCAACAACAGACCTAGTAAATCAAATGACACGCCCAGAAAGCGATGTTTCAGTTTCAGATGCGCCTAATCAAACACCAGATGTTTCAACAGGTGGCGCTGGGATTTACAAGGCAGGGATGACTTGCCCAGATTGCAAGCAAGCAATTGAACACAAGTGTGCAGCAGATTCTTCAGAAAATGATGAGTCAAAGGTTGAAAAAGCTGATACATGTGCAGATTGCGGTAAATCAACAGCTGATTGCGAATGCACAAAAAAAGCTGTAGATGAAGCAGAGTCTAAAGAAGAAGCTGCTAAAGAAACTCCAGCAGATGAAAAAGCAGAAATGAAGAAGTCCCTATGGGGCGGAGCATTTGCGCCAATAAAGTAAATTATATATACGTATATATATGTACAAGGACGGTTTCCCCCGTCCTTGTCTATTTAGAAAGGAAGCCATGAAAGTATTAGTTTTTGGAAGTAAAGATTGGGAAGATTATAACGATTTAATTCGTCAGATTACATTACTAATTGAAGATAATAAACATTATTATCCAGATGATAAAGAGTTTGTATTTGTTCATACAGGGCTTAAAGGCGCTGAAAATATGGTTACCGAATATATTGGTAAAACAGAAAAGTTTTTACGTCAAAAAGGTTACAAAATCAAAGAAGAATTAATTAGAGATAAATCATCATATTCAGATGTAACTTTAATTGAATCTGAACCCAGTATTGCTTTGGTATTCGGGGAATCTCCAAGAAATAGGCAATGTATAAAATTGATGGAAGCTATGGGAGTGCCCTATAGATTTTTTGCAAAATAAGCTTGACATAGCATATATAAAACTGATACAATATATATAACAACCCTACTAACAAAGGAAAATAATGACAAATATCTTACCGCTAGGCGGTTTGATTTTAGTAAAAAAGAACGAAATTAAAGATACACAAACCCAATCAGGGTTAATTCTTACTGCATCTGCTCAAGAATCTGAGTTAAACCGAGGAACAATTGTAAAAGTTGGGCCAGGGGAGCGGGACCAAGAAGGAAAAGTACATGCAATTCCTTTAAATGAAGGAGATGTTGTAATTTATTCTGAAAATCATGGAACAGAAGTGACAGATGTTTCTGGCAATAAATATGAATTTATTAATTGGAGAAATTTATTTGGAGTAGAAAATGCCTAAGATATCTTTAGATTATGAATCAGCACATAAATTTGTAGAAAAGAATGCATCACAAGGATTTTTTTGGGATGGATGGACCATTGTAAAATGGTCTCCAAGTAATAACGGATATATGCAACCTAATGGTATGTTTAAAAATAATAAATGGGGATATTCAAATCGCTATAATTTAACTTCCAAAGGTACTTGGGAGATTAGCGATAAATATGCCAACTATATTTAACAAATTAGGAATTGATGAACAAGACGTAAAATGGTATCATCTTGCTGCTTGCAAAAATATGTCAATAAATTGGTTTTATGATGATTATGAAATTGATAAAGAGTTAGCAAAACAAGTTGATCAAATTTGTTTACATTGCCCAGTTATTAAACAATGTCATGCAGAAGGCATTGAAAATAAAGAAAAGGGTGTAAGAGGTGGGGTTTATATGGATCTTGGAAGACCAGATAAACAACATAATTCCCATAAATTACCAGAAATATGGAAACAATTAAAGAAGCTTCATGGCAAAAATTAGATATACAGTAGATATGGCCAAAAAAATACGGGGCATAAAATGTCCCGTAAAAGGCTTAAAGATGGATGTTAGGGCTCGTCCTAATTATTTAGCTTTAACTGTATATGAAGAAAATGTTATGGAGTATAATGAATCACAAAGAATGCAGTTAATGGAATACTTACTTTTAGTAAGGGAATTAATTATTTCTTACGGTTCTCCATGTGAAATAGAGGGGATAAAATCTAATAATGTCTGAAGAAGAAACGGTTGAGTACGTATATATACCAGACGAAGGAATATACGGAACTGTAATAAGGTACGGCGCTTGGACATCTTTAATAGAATACTTTGAAGGTGGTATTGGTTATACAATAGAAATACCAAATGATGAGTATATAGTTATAGATGAAATAGGTGTAGGCTATATTTCAGAAGAAAAAGAAAATATTGGATATCCAGAAAAGGAAGATAATCTATAATGCTATGTTTTTCATGCAGTAAACAAAAAGATCAAATTCACCCTTGTCTTTCTAATATATTAGAGGGAGTAAACCTATTTATGTGTCAATCTTGTATAGATGACAAATACGAACCTAGATGGGTTATAATTTTGGCGGGCAGACAAAAAGGTGCAGAATATGTAAGAGATTATATAATTAAACATCGTTATTTTGGAAGACCAATATCAGCGGAGGAAATAGTTGCTTAAAATTACAGATGATGTAAGAGAATTTCAATCTGAAAATGAATGTATAGTTTATTTTACAGCTAATTGGTGTAATCCATGTAAACAATTAAAACCACATTATGGCAAAGTATCTGTAATGGATCCTGAAACTAACTATTATATGATTGATGTTGACAAGATAGACCCTGAAATGGTAGAATATTACAATATAAAGAGCATACCTCAAATTTTTGTCATGCAAAAAGGCAAAATCACCGATGTTGTTCAATCAAGAACGACTGAATCTATTTTGGAGGAATTGGGTAAATGACCACTATAGTGGCGGTATGCAAAAATGGCAATGTAACTATGGGGGCAGACTCTCAAGTTACAGATAATTCCAGACCAAATCGCCATTCCACAATGGAAAAAATTACAAAGAATAATGGTTGGTTAATTGCGGGAAGTGGGGATTCTCAACCTTGCGATATATTGCAACATATATTTATTCCACCTGTACCAACAATTAAAGAAAGAGACAATCTTTATAAATTTATGATTACTAAATTTGTCCCAGCTATTCGTGAATGTTTAGATGAAAATGGTTGGAAAAAAGAACATGAAGATAAAGATGCAGGATTCAACATGTTATTTTCATTTGATGGTGAAGTTTTTGATATTGGTGATGATTTTAGCGTATTGTTAAATAGTGATGGTATTTATGGTGTAGGTAATGGTTCTCAGTTTGCCATAGGGGCTCTATACGCTGGAGCTTCTGTAGAAAAATCTTTAGAAATTGCTTCTAATAATGATATTTATACATCAGGGCCATTTCAAATAGTAAAACAACAAAAGCAATCTAAATTGACAAAAAAAGAATAGATAAGATATAATAAAGCATTGATCACATAAGTGATCATTATCCTGTACAGGGATACTAACTAGATAGGAAAAAAATGAAGGTAACAAAGAAGATCGCACTTGCTTCTGCTGCAGCTCTAGCAATCGTAGGAATCTCTACTTCTGCTCATGCTGCACCATTGTCGGTAACAGTAGCGGGAAGCGCAAACACAACAGTAAACACATATGCTGGGTCACAAGCCGTAGCAGTTCCATCATCAAACGTAATTGATGCTGGTCATTCAGTCGCACTTGCTGCGACAGCAGATACAGGTACTGTAATATCATTTGTAGCATCAGGCTCAAAGCTTGTTGTTGCTCTTGATTCACCAGCAGCACCAAAAACAGTTGCTTCAGGAGTATCATCATACTCAGCAACATCACAAGGTACAGCAATTACTGTATATGCTTATACAACAAGCACATCAGTTGGTTCTGTAACAATTACAAACGGTGCATATTCAACCGTAGTTTATATTCACGGAACAGCAGGCAGCATTTATAATGTTGCAATTTCAGTTCCAGGTTCTATTGCAACAGGTACAATTGGTACTGCAACAGTATCTTCAACTGACGTATTTGGCAATCCAGTAGAATCATCAGCACTTGCTGTAACTTTGATTGGCAATACATTTTCAGATCTTTCAACAACAAAGACCTTGACAACAGCAACTAAGTCTGCAGCAGATGCAGATACAACAGGTGCAACAGTATGGGGTTTTGCTTCGTACAAGCTTGCACCAGCAACTGGTTCTTCAATTACAGCAGTGGTTTCAACTTCCGCTTCAATTACACCAGTAGCAGGACTTGCTAATCCAGTCACAACTGGCGCAGTTACAGTATCGGTATCAGATCTTAATGCAACTATTACATCTTTGTCTTCACAACTTGCAACCGCAAAGTCTGCTCTTGATGCAGAAAAAGCTGGTCGTTCTGCAGACAAGGTAGTAGCAGACAAGGCTCTTGCTGATGCAAAGGTTGCTGCAGACAAGGCTTTAGCAGACGCTAAGTCTCTTGCAGATATTGCACTTGAAACAGAAAAAGCAACACATGTTACTGATTCTGCAAATGCAAATGCAAAGTACAAGGCACTTGTTGCCAAGTACAACGCAATGGCTAAGAAGTATCGCTTCTCAGCAATTAAGTAATTAGTACAATTAAAAAGGGTAGACAAATGTCTACCCTTTTTGGTATAATGGAGGTATTATGAATAACGAATTGTGGTCTTGGGGATTATCAATCATTGGTGTGATTGGTCTATTGATGGTTGGGCACAAAAACTGGCGGGGTTACCTAGTAGGTATCGTGACCGAATGTGCTTGGGTAGCATATAGCATACAAACAAAGCAATGGGGATTTATATTTGGATCAACAATTTATATTTCAGCATACCTATTTAATATAAATAAATGGCTAAACGACATTAAAAAAAGTAAGATTAAAAATATGTTTACAATAAACCTGCTTCACAATTATAATAGAAAGAGTAAATAATGTCTAATGTACCACTATCAATAAATCAACTTGAAACAATTGTTGAATTAATATCAAGAGATCTTTTAGAAAAATGGGCTATTGATGATCGTTTTAAAGAAGATGAAATGATCAAATCAACTCAAGATGCAATTGATGATACAGTTTTTGTAATTAATGCATTTATGGAACACTTTAATACATATATGATAATGGAATCAGAAAAAAGAAAGCTTAATTAAATACATATAATGATATAATTGTTTTATAATGAAACACTATTTTCAGTTATTTAGCAAAAAAACAGAAGAAATGTCTGATTGGGTAGCAGATGTATCTTCACATCCATTATTTTTAATAATACACGCTATTTGGTGGGGCGTATGGATAGGCTTTAGAGTAGAGCCCTTCCCCTTTGGTTTATTGACGCTTATAGTGTCGTTAGAAGCCATTGTACTCTCTTCTTTGTTGCTTTCAGCGGGTAGTCGTGAGGGAGAATTAGAGAAAAAAATAGCTCGTAAAGATTTATCTATATCTAAAGAAACAAATTGGATGGTTGAAGAGATTCATGAAATTGTGCGGGATTTGCAGGAAGACGTTAGGCTCCTTAAAGATGAGGAGGAAGTATAATGGAGTGTATTTTGTTATATTTTGGCATGCTCGTAATAGTATCATTATCATTTAAATGCCATATTAAACGCTGGCATAAAAACTAATATTGACATATTTACTTACTATTTGATAGGATAGTGCAATGAGAGAAGATGTAGTAATTCATTTTGATGGCATTAACGGATCATGGTTATGGTCACTTGTTAAAGGAAAGTATCAAGCCAGGGGTACGGCAAGGACGTTAGAAGATGCAGAGGATAAAGCATTTGAAGTGGCAAATCAACTGCCAGATGTTAAATTCATTAATACAATATACAACCCAGCAAAAGATATCAAACTTGCTGAAGGAAAGATTAAAGATTCATTTGTAGACTTGACAGATTCTAAATAAAGCTGATAAAATAAGGTATGAACCAAAAAGAAGATCCTATGGATTGGGATGATATACGTAAACTTGAAGTATCCCGCCGTATTGAACTACTAACGAAAGCGATTGTTAATAGATGCAAACAAGACGTAAAGAGCAAATATGGAAACAAAAAAGTACACCGCCAATAAGCAAAAATCCACGTGTTAAATTTATGACATATGATTTTTTTGGCGATGAATGGTCAGGTAATTGCGGGGCATGTAATCTTGATTTGTATGCTCCAACTAAAGGCGAATATTTAATGCAATACTCAAAACACACACACTCTAAAAATTGTTTGGGAGGGTACTGATGGCTAGAATAGTAATATGTTCTGATTGCAAGCGGGAAATTGAAGTAAGATCTGGCTTTGCACATCACACATTAAATAATCATATATCCAAGGAACATAAATGATGTTGTATTCTTACATATTAATAGGGCTTGTAACATTTACATCTTTATTATGTATTGTTGCCCTTATTTTTTCTTATGCATATGTAAAAATGCTTCCCCATTTTAGCCCTACTTTTGAAGAATATTGGGAAAAAGATAGAGAAGAAGAATGGCAATGGGCAAAAAAAACAGTTAATCGTCATTACAGATATATTGGATTTAGAATTTATACTGTAGTAAATACAGAAATGAATGAATGGCACAAAGAGCTTAGGTTTCAATGGCTTAAAAAAATAGATAAAAAACTAATTACATGGAAAATAAATAAGCCTGATTGGTGGATGAAATGAGCGAAAAAAAGAAAGCAGATTTAAAATTAATTCAGGGCGGGAAAGATGAAGTATCTGATGAAGACTTCAGAATATTCATGCAGGCCCTACTTGGAGAATATAAAGGTTCACCTTATTTACAAGAGTAGACAAAAGGCGGGATAAAATGATATACTGTCTAATACCAGTATGCATAATACTATATTTTAAGTACAAAATACTTAAATATGATTATGATTATCTATTGGAAAGATATAGAGATATAAAAAAGAATGACGAACAACTAACAGAAAAGGAATAAAATAATGGCAAATCCAGATATAACAATCAAGGGAAACCTTGCATCCGATCCAGAACTCCGCACACTACCTTCAACTAAGGTCGTAAAGATGCGAGTAATAACAAATGACTGGTTTAAGGATGAACATGGTGATTTCAAGAACAAGGATACTTCAGGCTGGACTATTGAAGCTTGGGGAGAACTTGCAGAACGGGCTAACAGCCTGCTTAAAAAGGGCGATAACGTAACTATTATGGGTACTATCAAAGAGCGTAGTTATGACGATAAGGACGGTAACAAGCGGTATGTGGTAGAGGTTAAAGCCTCCAGCATTGCCCTAGATCTTACAGTCGTGTCAAATCGTATGTCTAAGAGCAACTCAGATGTCAATAACAATTGGGATAGTTTGGCAGAAACCCCCTTCTAATGAAAAAGAATAATGCACAAGTATCTTTAATTGGTGGCAAACGGTATCTTAAAAACAAGAAGCGTAAGCTTGGTTTAAAGGCTAAAGAAGATGCACACATTGCTTGGCTTTGGCGCAAAATTCAAGGCGGGATGCAGATAGAGTTTGAGAGAAATAATAAACCAACTATGTCTCGCAGAACACTTGCTAAATTGATTTCATTACAGGAAAATAACAGGTAATTTGATCAAAAAAATGAGCAAAAAAGTAGAAAGAAATAGTTATATGCACACTTATGAATATGAGTGTGCATGTGGCAATAATATGAAATCTGAAATACATTCACAAATTAAAGAACATCCAAATTGCTGGGTATGTAATAATAAAATGGATCTGACATTCTATTTAAGATCACCAGATACAAGAGCGGGATAAGAAAGAAGGGCAACTCAAATGATTGAAACAATATTACTAAGTTTTATAACCCTATTTGCTATAGGAACTATATACTACTATGAAAACAAGCTGCATAAATTACAGATAGATTATGATGCCCTAGATGCAGAGTTCAACTGGATATATGCAGCATATTCCAAAATCACTCAAAAATCAGATACAATTCAAGATGCTATGGATATGATAGATCAACTAGATCAGACAAATGAAACTTTAAAAGCTTATATAAATAATCTCAAGGTTGAAAATACCGATCTTCGTAATACCATGTGGGATTATAAAAGAGCAGCAGAATTGGCAAAAGGCGGGAAATCAGAAGATATCCAATACGAATCTAGTAAATCACACTATATATATGGACATACCCCATATACAACATCATATAAGGAAACTGAGACATTAACCGAATTATAGCCAATATAGACCAGTGTAAACACAAATGGATCCTAGAGAATCAAAAGATCATATGTGAGTATTGCCAATCCCCCGCCAAATTATGATAGATGAAAATGACTGTAAGAAGCATCACTGGGTCATATTATTTCAAAGAAAATTATGCGATATATGTGGCAAAGAGTGGATCAAAGTGGAGTAAAGTGGAGAATATATTCAATAGATGATGAATAATATCAGTTAATAATTATATATACATTGTTACTGGTTATAGAGCATATCATAATGCCCATCGTAATGTCAAATTTGCACACACATAAAATTATGTGATAAAAATCACACTTTTTTGTGCATATTTTAGACAATTTTGATACAAATGTACACAATATGTTCACATTTTGAGATTATTCTGTGTGATTTTGATCACATTTTAAATATATTTATTTTTAGATACATTTATAAGATCATATACACAAACTTCCAGAGAATTTTATTATGCGTTCGTAATGTCTGGAAAAATATATAGCTCTTCGTAATGTTTATTATATGTATATGGATTAAGATTAAAAAAGTTCCAGAGAAATTCCCGCCGAGTTCGTAATGTCTGATTAATTAATTAGCACGACACGACATTTTATATATTTAAATAAAGAAAAGCCCCGAGCAACATGAAACTCGGGGCTAGGACTTAGTGTAGCGTCCCTTTATACTTGTAGGTACTCAACAGATCTCGGCACCTGTCTACCTACATTCCCCGTCAGACCCAACTCCTCTAGGGAAAGATTTAAGTATTTACATATAGATTGTGTTTCTGCTAAGTGGAATGGAACTATTTTGGCTGTTGCCATTATGTTTATGTAGTTAACCATATACTGAAGCAATGATTCATTTACATAAGCACTCTCGTGAAGCATTTTGTAAGCCAAAGCAGCAGGCGATAGGTCAGCGTGGCCTAGGCCCTCAACTATCTGCTTGTGTAACTTCTCGCTACGCACTGTCATTACTCTGTCTCCTCAACTGCTAAGATTAAATTTTCCTTAACTAGCCAGTCTACTACATCAGAGCCCTCTATGTCAAACCCGCCCCAAGGTGTTGCCCAGAATGTATTCCAGATTGTTTTTAGATCTGTGTTAGGGGCCAAGATTGAATCCCATTCGTCTAGTTCCAGGACCACATCACGTATGGTGTCCCATACAAACAGCCAACCCAGCGAGAAACCGACGGGGAGTGTCTGAAGATCATCTAGAATACTATTAAACTTATCATACAACTCATCACCTAGATTTTCATTAACCATTTGCCTTCTCCAAATCTGATTGATAGAATATGATATCATAGCACATATTGTAGATATTTTCAATAGCGTCTAGATAACCAATTGCCCATTGTTCATTTCCAAAATCCTTATGTTGCCATTCATACATAATGTTTTTCAGCTCCCCCTGCAGTACATCAATTAAAGGAACATTATGTTCTATGGCCTTTTTCATTTGTGGAGATAAATCATTGTAATTAAGCATTTGTCATCTCCCTATGATCTTCGCACTTGTCTATATCTGCACCATAGAAGCAATTGCGGCATACTTCATTTTCACAATCTTCACACCACATATCAGAAGGGTCTCCAATATATTTGTAATCACATTCATTGCATTGCCAGTTCCAAGATGTATCTGATATTACTTCACCTCTAAGGATTTCCATTTCCCCGCCCCAGCCTGTCTCCTCTTCATATGAAAGCGTAAAGAGTAGTTCAGGATACTGAGAAGATAGATTAGTTAATGCTTCATTAGGAACACCCCAAGCAGTATTAAAGTTATAATAAACTACTTTGTTATCGCCATTGTCAACAGGACCTTCCATACGTGTATCAGGATATTGTTCTTCACTAGACACGGCAACGTCCCACTTAACACCCCAGTTGCGGAGATTCCAGTTGTACCAATCATTGCCGACCTCTTGTTCGGCGTGGACTTCTTTCCACATATCTTCGCCTTTGGCCTCAAGGTTAACTTTTGCCTTTGCGTGATTGTGATACGCCTCTAAGTCTGTTGGTTTAATTATATTCCAGAATGCGAAAAGCGGGGCGGGATAAAGAATATCTTTTGCAACACTTGTCTTAGTATTAATATCCCAAGCGTGGGGATGAAATACTTTAAATGGTTGATTCATTTGATTTACTAATTTAGTTACAGATTCAGGATTACCTTCTATAGTTAATCCATTAAATACCCAGTTTGGCATTATTTATTCTCCTCATCAAAGGCTCCATAACTTGGAGTTATTCCGCTAAGCCACTCATAATAACTTAATTTTCCCCCTAATTCCCAGCATTGTAAACAGAAAGTGCCAAATTGTTGTGCTACAACATAAGCAGGAATTGGAGAAATTGTTTTACAATTAGTACAAGTTATTCTTTCAGTCATTATTGTCCTTTCGTTGGGTAGGGTCTTATTGTAGCATAGGGTACTGACATTTGGCTAGTCCCGCACCTTGTCAGTAGCCTCATCGTAAAGCAACCAGTCTATATCTATAGAATAGACAATCGTAATTGATTTGTCTAAAAGCTGGAGAACCACATGGTCCCCCTCTGTGTATCCAATTAGTTTAGCATCTTGAATTTGTTCACGACTAAAAGATCTATCTTCGTAAACGGCGGGAATGTGATTAAAGTAATAAGTATCACTATGAATACTATCCATTATATCAAGCATTAGAATACTCCAATTCATTTTGTGATAAAGTAAATACAGTAAAATTAACACCATTGTTATAACAGAAGTTAACACAATTTATCAGAGATTCTGATTCATATAGTGGATATCCACCTGTATCGTAATCATTATCTAAATCAGGATATACTTCAAACATATTTATACCCCCTGGTGATACTGAATAATCTATTTCATATATTCTAAAGGTTTCCATAGGTAGATTTTAGCATATCGTAATCGTAAAAGTCTAATCGTAATCTCATATTTTGAGATATATTTCAGTGATATATATCACATATCGTAAAGTGTGATTTTAATCACACCCCCGCGCCCAGCTGTCCCACTTTGTCAAGTGGGACACGCAAGGTTTTACATATAACTTACTATAAATTCCATAGTCATATGCAAATTACAATCACAATCATTTTTTGCAGAATCAAAGTGATCTTGATATTGCTCATAGATAAGTGTTACAAGTTCATCTATAGTGTATGGTTTATGTGTTGTGGTAATTGTGAACCTCTTCCATATATGAAATAAAACTTTCAAAACTGTGCCAATGTCCATTATCATTTACCATTTGAGTAGTGAAATCTATTTCTACTACTTCGTCCATATAAGGTGTGTCAGCATTTGCTACATAGATACCGAAGCCTGTTTCGCTATCCCGCCCATCTTTTGTTAGTTGGTCAATTACAATGCGGAGAGCATACGGAACATCTCCCATATCAGTACGCTTTTTTGCGGCGGTAAGTGCTAACGCTAAATCCTCACGCCAAGTTGTTTCGCCCCAATGTGAATATAGCACAATGTTAGGCATATCTAACTCTGTTTTAAATACGAAATTAACTCTTGCTCCCATTAAAGTATTCCTCCTATCGCTATAAATACTCCAAGTAATACTGCTAAGATTAAAACTACTGCCGTTGAGTTCATTATCATATCCTATCAAATAAGTGGCGGGAAGTCAATTACCCTTCCCGCCCAAGTTAATTAGAGATATTGAGCGATAGACTTCATAGTGGAAGCATTAACTGTTTCCTCATCTGTCATACGCAAGATGTTAAGAGCGTTTGTGATTTCCTCTTTGGAATTTTTGTATTCATAATTTGCCATTTGGTTAAACTCACGGGTTGGCTCAACAGGGAAGTTAGAGCCTTTTGTGCTGACATCAAAATCAACATTTAGAGTTTCACTCCAAGAACGATACCCTGTGCGAAGGTTAGTTGCGGTTGCGATATTAGCGAGAGCGAAGTCTTTTAGACTATCTTGCCAAGCCTTGTATGCTTCTTGGAACTTTGCTTCGTTGGCTTCTTGACCAGCGTAGTCTATCTCAATTTGGGCTAACTTAGCCTCTAGTGCCTTGATTACCTTTGGTGTTGCCACCTTTACTGTTATTGCTCTAGCCATTTGGTTTCCTTTGTTAGTTGGGTTGGTAGGATTATTATATCAGGGGGGTCTGACATAAACTTAAGTGCTAGTTCTTACTTACGACATTGGGCTAGAACTCTAGCAAACTGCCCCTGTTTCGTTGTCCCCTATTATATCATAGGGGTCTGACATTATGCTTCGTGCTTGGGCAAATCAACACGCACATTTTTCTGTATGTTAGAACTAATTAACTTACCTTGAAAAGCGACCATCATTTTTGCCAATTTCATTTCATCACCAGATGATAGTTCAATCTGGTTATCATTTAAGACTACATATTCAACGCCATATTGAATAGCCTTGCCCAATCCATAGCCCATTTGGGCTTTGGACGGGACTTCTAAAGTAATAACTGCCATATTAGGATTCCTCTCTTACATCATAAATAGAATAATCATTTACATCTACATCAGCACCATAAGTGGATACTGAAAGTTCATCATTTAACATAGTTTCTAAATCATAATTATCGGTTAAAGATACACGCATAATTCCACTTACTTCTATTGTGGCAGAAAACTCTATTTCTTTACTTAGTTCAAGATTAAATAAATCTGCGATAGTTGTTAAAGTATCTTGGTCATTACTGTCATCATAAGCGTCAATAATTATGTTATGAAGTGTAACTAACTTGTTGTTGAAATCAGCAACATCACTCTTAAGTTGACGGGCTTCACGAAGTTTCCACTCTAAATCATTAACTTTATCAGTTTGATAAGTTGTTTCGTTATTCTCAATTATCTTGTAGGTAACGAGTAGGTTTGGGTTATATTCTGTTGAAATATCCATTTGTTCCTCTTTCTTTGTAGTTGGGTCTATTGTAACATCTACCACCGACATCAGTATCATTTGTGTATCTGTCATACATTTTGGACACATATCACTTTGTGGAAGTCCATTAGATTTAATAGTCATTACAATATGGCTATCGCAATTTGGGCATACATAATCCCATTTAAACCAGGTTTCATTTTTATTTGTCATAGCGAGTATTTTAGCAGGTTACTCACGGGTAATCAAACGACACGCCGTAAAACTCAGGGTGATTTTTATCACACTCGTAACGACACGCCCGACCTCGGGGGGCGCGGCCCATGCATAATTATACATTGCAATGCATATTTATACATTGAAGCTTTGCGATCCGTACGGGATTTGAACCCGTGGTCTCTACAGTGACAGTGTAGTGAATTAAACCAAACTATTCTAACGGACCTTGCGGTGAGCAGTTTTTACACTTGCTCAGGTGTTGCGAATTTTATTTCGCTAGTGCTAAGACTTGCTTAACAATTTTATTTTTTTCAGCAGTTACAACAGGGTCAAAACCACTTGCGCCTGCCATTAGGCTATCGCCATCTTTTCGGGCTGTGCGATAATAATCTAGGCGTTCTGTGAGAGCATTTACAACACCCCACGCAGTACCCTTGATATTATTATTGGTAGGCGAATTGTGATAAAGTTCATCAAGCAATACAACCTTATTTTCCCATTTCTTGATTGAACCCTTTTTGTCCAATTCAGGCTTTGGGTACATCTTGTTAATGATTTCTGAAAACTTTTTATCAGTAACAGAAATTGCGAATAGTTCTTGCGCTTGCTTTTCAAATTCATCAGCATATGCGAAAGTTAATCCGAGAGCCTCTCGTGCTTGAGCAATTTTACCATCAACAGTTTGTGTATGACGGATTTTGAAACTCTGCTTTGCTTTTTTCATAGCAAAATTAAGAGTGTTTTGGCACATAACACGAACAGGGGTAATAGCAGATTGAACCGCTACTGAGCCATCGTGTGAAGTCCAAACAATTAGATAAAGTTTTGTTTCATCGTTCACACCTTTAGGGTCTAATACGATTGTGCGGGGAACGGACATTGTGCCAAACACAACATTGCCACCCTTGAGAGAGCCTGCGCTTTCCCAAAATACATCTTGATTTCCATCGTGTAAGTTATCAGCAAACGAAAATAATTCCTCGTTTTGAACTTCTTTATAGCGTGAACCTACAACGGAGAGAACATCAGTTTGTCCCGCAGTATAAGGGTTATCACGAATTACAAGTTGATTATCCTTGAGAGAGTTCCAATTCTCAGGGAGATAATCAGCAACAGGAGCAAGGCGAACGTTCCAATTAGATAGTTTAGCACCATCTAACATTTGAGCAGTTGTTACTGCTTCATCTTGATTGAATACCTTATTGGCAAAAGAGTGCCAAGCGGGTACTGTGCGGAGATTTACGGCAAGAGAAACTTCTCCGCCTTCAACCTCTGATTTATGAGCCAAGTTGGTCATATGATTTCCTTTCTTTGTTTGTTAAATTGAGTATAACATATGGCACCGACATTTGTCCACTTTAAATAATCATTTTAAGACACATTCAACCAATTTTGCGTGTGAGAAATATCACAGAGATTTTTTCGGCGTGTCGTAAATGCGACACGCCCGACCTCGGGGGCGCGGCCCAAAAATTTAATTTTGTCAAGTCAACACGCAGCTATTTTTTAAATAAAAAAAATATTTTTAATATAACAATAATGGCCACCGTGTAAAATAATTGTGAAAACACGTTGACCATTAATTGCATTTTATCCCCTCGTTTAAATATATTTTATAAGATCTTTTGTTTTTCTACAATTTTTCTAGCCTTTGCAGATAACGGTTTACCTGGGCAGTTCATATGAAAATAAGTTATTAGCATATCTTCTTCATTTGTTGTTGTGGCCCCGCATTTATGGCAGGACCACGATTCTTTTTTATTCTTCATCAGTGTACACGCATTCTGCACAGTCGCATTCCCATGAATGCGGTAGCCATGCGTCTAAGTGATGCGCTTCTGCAATTGCGGATGCGGGAGCACTTTCTTCTCCACGCCATGACACGCCTTCGGGAAGTTTAATCAAGCGAGAATAATCTTCTTCATGATATGCATCAATTGCATCTAGGCAAGGTTGCACCATTGAAGAGGGGACGGGTGGGTAGTGATTACCCTTCAAGTGAATTTTTAATTGTGTGCGAATATCTATAGCCATATCCGCTAGATCATTTGCAAAAACACTTCCCATATTAGTTATCTCCATTTTCTATTGAATCAAACATATTTTGAATTTCTAGGGCTTCATCCGCCATTTTATCAAAGTCCTCACCCATTAGCAAGTGCGACACTCTAGTAGCGACTACACTAGCAAGTAAAGTAGAATAAGCAAACATCATTTCAGAAATACGATCTAATTTTTCTGAATTACCTTCAGCATAGTCCCAAGCAATTTCACGAGCAGCATTCATCACTTCAATATCAATTACTGAATCAGCAGTCGCTTCTCTAATTTCAAAGAAAGTAGAAATACTCATTATTCCACCACCTTTAATAATGCGTAAGAATTATTTTCGTTTAATTCATCTAAGATATCTGTTAGTTTAGGAACGATTAACGCCTTAAGCATATCCTCAAGCATAGCCACTTGTTGTTCATATGGGAGAGATAGTAGACGGCGGGCAGTAGGATTATTTTCATCCAATTCTGTTTCAAACTTTAGCGTGTGAGGGATTTTTACCATTTATTTATTGTCCTTTTCTTTGTTGGGAGTAGTTAGTATATCACGAGCCACCGACATTAGTTCGGTGGAGAAAGTGTTATCTATGAAATTATTCCATAGTGTATCAAGTTGATTATTCATTTATTCCCCTTCGTCATATTCTAGGGACATAGGGAAGGCATCTAGCCCCATAAATCCCATATCTTCTTGATCATAGCACTCAGGGCAGACATAGTCATCGCCATATATTTCATATTCATCTACGGAGTAAAAAGTTTCTTTAGCCCCGCATATTTCATAGTATAGACACGCTACTACAAAAATTTCATCTTGTTGATTTATCATAAGTTTACCTTTCTTGTTGTTGATATTGGCAAGTATAACATAGGGCACCGACACGATCAAACAACACGCCGCAAAACTCAGGGTGATTAAAATCACACTCGTAACACGGCGTGTCGGCTTGACAGCCGCGGCAAAAAATTTGCAGCTTTTGCAAACTACAAATTTATTTTTTTATTTATTCAAATTTATTTTTATATTTATTTTTTCTTGAATAAATTTTTTTATTTTTAATTGGTGTTGCCGCATTACTGCGACGCAATTCTTGAATGCGTTTTACTTTTTCCATAATTTTATTTACCCCCAATTTTACCACCACGATACAAAATTTTTGTATGTAATTTCCCGCTTGGCTCTAATAAATTAACAGTTGCGTATTCATTAGCAAATCCCCAATCAACAAAACTGCGATAAGAATTTACTGCGTCTAACGCATTATCTAACACCATTGACCAATGCGGTGCTTTGCCATCATAGGCACAAGTTATTTTGTACATTAGTTATTTCTCCAAACATTTATTGCATAGGGCATAATTATTTGAGAAATAAACACGATAACATCTAACGCATTTGCTTAGTTTAGTTTTCATTAGTTATTCTCCCAATTCTTGAATAGTTGGTGAAAATCTGCAATTTTTTCCGCAGAAATTTGAGTTGGATTACACTCACAATAATCAAAATCAAAATCTCCGTCTGGTGATGACCAACCTGTGAAACCTTGACCATAGCACTCAGGGCAAGTTAAAATTTCGGTGATTACTTCTTTTACTTTAGACATTAGTTGTCCTTTCTTGTTTGACATTTACACTTTGTTAATTGTATTCTATCACCCACCACCGACAAGGTGGCGAGTGTTGAACAGTTATCGCATAAGTAAATCATTACTCATCTACTTTGATATAAACAGTTGCGAAAAAATCAGGCTTAGGGTAACCTTCGCCTGTGTAAGTTGGGCGAACTTTACAAGCGAACGCATAAACGCCTTCGCTTAAACCGCAAATATCTTTTCGCAATTTTGCGTATTGGATAATTCCGTCTTGACCTGTTCGGGCATAAGAACGGCTACGATAGTATTTTCCCTCTAGGGCTTCTGAGATTAGCATTATTTGCTACCTTCTTTCTTTGTTGAGTTAATTATAACATTTACCACCGACACGGCAGACTGACGGCGGGTTTCAAGTACGTGTGCCTTGAATTCATCTAGGTTCATTATTTGACCTTCTTTCTTTCTTGTTATGGCAAGTATACCAAAACCCACTGACATTATTCTACTTACTAGCCAGTAATTCCATATTTTGAGACGCTCAAGCGGTGTGATAAATATCACACGACACGCCCGAAAGATGAATTTTAGATGAATTTTAATCCACACGTAATCCACAGACACGCCCGACCTCGGGGGCGCGGCAAAAAATTTGCAGCTTTTTAATTCTGCAAATCTTTTTTATTTTTATTTATTTTTATTTATTTTTTTTATTTAAAATTTTTAAAAATTTCTTCAACAATTTTTAACTGTTCATCGTTAAGATGTTCAATTTGAATTGCATCTGCAAATCCAAAAATATCTTTTTGATTTTCATTAGTCATTGAAACATGCTTCCCAAAAACGATCCGCATCAAAATTTGGATTATCGTTTTCAAAAATTGTTATGAAACGATTTACCAAACCATTTTCAAATTCATTTGTAAAAGATGGGCGGGTTTCCAAATTATTTTCTTTTAAATAATCATTAAGGATTTTAGCCGTAGCGATATAAGTTTTTCTAGTCATCATTTATTTATTCTCTTCAATCTCATCTAGTAGTTCCCAAAGAATTGGCTCTAACGCTTTTGCGCTTTCATCTAATTTTTCTTGTAGTGTTTTCATTTATTTATAGTATTCCATTTCTGTTAGTAAGTGAGCATAACCATCTTTATTAGACTTTAGCGATAATTCGCAAGGCTCGCATTTCCATTCATATTTTAATGTTCTACCTGTTCCCAATGTTGCAACAGCCCAATGGGTCATTTTACGAGAACACACAGGGCAGTAGCAAGAAATTTCTTGCCCTAGCCCACCAATTTTAATAGTCATTATTTAACCACGCTTTCTTTAAATTCTTTTTGATTACAAGTTAAGGCAAGGATTTCACCCTTAGCATTTACGATACGAGCATTTACTATATCGTGTTCATCACTAACATTAGTGATTTCATTTATTAGGTAATTCTCATTTTTCCAAATAAAGAGACACCCTACGAATAATTTATTTATAAGTGTTAAAGTCATTAGATACACACCACGCATTCACACTTAGGGGCATTAACAGATAATAAAATTTTTAACAACGCTTTACGCTGTCCAAAATTTAAGCCATAAGTGGATTTACACCCACCATTATTAAAATCGTGTATGATACGATTTTCTAATTCCGCACTAATATTTAGTGCCTTACCTATATTTATTTTATTTAGTGTAGTCATCTTAGACCACCTTTCTTTATTGTTTAACTATCGTTAGTTTAGCAGACTTTCTGCCGAAAATCAAGGCGACACGCCGTAGATTTCTAACTTTTTTTTCTATATTTAATTTTCTATAATGGAATTGTAACATAAAAAATCGCTACTGTCTAGTATACTCGTGAGTAGTCTCAATATATGGAGCGTGGGCTTTGTGATAAAAATCACAAAGATTTTTTTAATCGTACGTAAATGCGACACGCCCGACCTCGGGGGCGCGGCGAAAAACGAACAGATGTTCGCATTAAAAAAATAGCTGTAAAAAAAATTAAGCAGTTTTAAAACTTACTTAGGTTTTTATTTTTTAAACGTTTAAATTTTTAAAACACTCTTCCCAAAATCTATCGCTATCAAATCTTTCGTTATCAGCGAAAAACATTTCGGAAAAATCATTTACTAAATCTTCAAACACTTCTAATTTCATTTCGCCACCATAAGAATTTAAAATCTCTGCGGTTGCTACGTAGTCTTTTCTTGTCATCATTTTTGTTCTTTTCCTTTTCTTTAGTTAATAGATTAAGTGGGGCATAGGTTGATTACGGAGACTTACTCGCACTCTTGCCTTAAGACTCAGCGAAGCCCGACCCACTTAATTATATTTATTATAGCATTACTTAGATGTTTTAACCATTGCTAAACGCTTTGAGCCATTTGCTAAAGTTAAACCAACACGAGTTACTTTGTTAGAAATTGGAGCGAAAGAATTTATTCGTCCAGTAATTCCAGTTGTTGATGTTGTGAATAAATCACCGATTTGGTAAGTGTATCCTTGTATTGTCATTTATTTTATATCCTTTTCTTTTGTTGGGTTGTTGAGCAGTTTTATATCTTGCTCAGGATATTTAGGGTATTTCCCTAAACTTATGCGAGTGAAACTGTTGTGTAACGCTCTGTTCCATCAACATCAAGCAGAACACGAGTTAGTGTTTTGCTAATTGGTTCAATAGCCTTGATAACGCCTGTTACCTTGCTTTTTTGTGTAGTGAATAAATCACCGATTTGGTAAGTCTTGTTATTTATAGTCATTTTTTTCCTTTTCTTTTGTTGTTGTTAGTGATAGTCTACCATAGACTACCGACATTTGCTTTCTATCTTTGATTTAATAAAGATTTACAACCTGCGAAGGGGCATCTTATATGTTGCGCCCTATGGATTTTATAAGTATATTTTCCGACATTAGAAAGGCGGGGGCTATGGTGAGTGCTACCATAAGCGGGGGCGGGAATTAGTAGTGCTATTAGAATTACTATAACTATTCTTTTAATCATTTCCACCCCTTAACTTCTTTAGCCATATAGTAAAACATCATACCAAAGAAAGGCAAAGATATCAACATTATAGCCCGTAGGGCATAGGTGAGATATATCACTAGAGTACCTCATCTATATCAAAATTATCTACGGCTAGAAAGACATCTGCCATTTCATCAGCGTCAGATTTAGCCTCTGCTAATTCATCTAACATAGTATCAAAGGTATCGGCAAGTGTTTCCCACTTGTCTGTCTTTCTATCAAACGAATATGAGTAAGTCATTATTTGACCCCCGCACAATTCATATTGCCACTTCCGAGAGTAGCATAAGCAGAAAGTGGTCTACCATTTTGATAGATGATTTTTTCACTACAACGAGAGCAGGTTGTAACCTGTTCGGTAGGTTGAGTAGGATTGTGTAACATATTAGTTACCTCTATTCTTTTAATTAGATTGAGAACCTTTCTCAATTTCTTTAATACTGTAATTATAGCACACAAAATCGGAAAAGTCAAGCGACACGCCGTTAATTACACGCTTGTAATTAGTGATATACACCACAAAACGCCCTATTTCTAGACATACTGGCGAGTAATGTCTAATATTCGGGCGCACTATTATTTTTTTATTTTTTTATTTAAAAAGTGTATCATGCATTTTAAAAATCCATTCACATTTTGACCAAATGTGGTTTCACGTGAAACAATTTTGAGGGGAGTGGCATAATGTTTTCTATTAACTATCTTAGAAAAATATCGTGGCATTTAAATCTTCAAATCCAAATCTGTAATGTAATAGGTTTCATAGAAGTTTTGAGAAATTCTACGATTTAATATATAGTAGAAAATCTGGCGGGATATAGAAAGCTCATCAAAATCAAAACTATCCAGATACTCTATAGCTATTTTAGCATCATTACTATCTATAGCATGTTTTCCATTAAGAGGACTGGCACTTATTTTATCAAAACACTTATTTACTATGCTAAGATCACGCAATATTTTGTCGGGAGACCAAGAATCTTCCCCCCGATCCCTTAAAGCTGGATAAATATGACATGGAGAAATAGCAAAAGTACCTCTTGTCCAATGTACATTAGGATATTTTGTTCTAATTACAGATTCTTCTTCTTCAAAATATTCTATAAGGCGTAAAACCCTAGAATTTTCATTTTTTATAGCATTTTTCCATCTTGTATCAGCAATATGTTGTTTTCCATTACGATTTCGTGATTGTGAAAAGACAGGAAGGCGAGAAATTAAATCATTTGCTTTAATTTCTTTAGAATTATAAGACTTTCTCTCTATTTGATAATTAACTTCTTCTATAGAGGTTCTTTTTGGCCTAATTTTGCTTAATTCAGACAGTTCTGCATCTGTGCATGATAATAAATACTCATTTTGAGTATAATGAGCTTCTAAACCATATTGTAAGTGTTTAAAACCAGATGCGGGGATTATAAAAAAATATTTATCAGTATAAATATGATAAGAATCTTCACTAGATACATGTAAATATTTAATATTGTGACATAAATCACTAATTGGTTTCATTTTTCCTAATCCATAGTTGATATCCTGAATGAATAATTTCAATTTTATCTTTATAGCATGCAAGAAAAGCATCTATAGCAATTTTTGGTTTTTGATACTCTGGGTATGGTGGAGGCCATCCATAATCATCAAATGCAATAATTCCTCCATGCTTTAAATTTTCAAAAGAATTTATTGCATCTTTTAAAACTTGTGGAGCTAAATGGCTTCCATCTACATATATAAAATCATACATTGGGCGTGGGTATTTAAAAAACTCATCGCTAGTCATTTTATACTTGTTGATTGTATTATTAGCAATATAAAGATCTAATTTTTCATTATAGATTTGCTCTACTTCATTAAAATTAAATCCCTCATGCTCCATAGATCCACTCCATGTATCTACATCATCAAGGCGGGAATCTGGATGAGTCAATACATTCTCACATAACCATAAAGAACAATCTCCAGTATATGCACCTACCTGTAAAACATGTATAGGAGTTCCAGATAATGGAACTAATTTTTCTTTAAATGTAGACATCATTCCAGCAAACCAATTAGGATATTGATTCATTATTCTTTATCCATTTCAAATAGAGAGTCCTGCAGATCTTGATCTGCTGTTTCATCTTCAAATATAAAAGACGGGGCGGGAGCAAGAATCTGTCCAGATTCGTGTAAAGAGAACAATCCCTTAGCATCAGCACCTAATTTATCTGCAATAATAGATAACATATCATAATTTCTCTGTTCTTGTATAAATATAGCTCCTAGCAATTCACGGGTATTGGACAAAATATCCAATATCTCCCTAGTTTCCAACTCTTCTCCTAGATTTCCCATATATGTTCTCCTTTACTATTTAATATCTCTTTGGTTATATGATCCCATTTATTGGCTTCCATTCCCGCCGAATTATTTATAACTAAATCCCCATCTTCATTATTTATAGTATACAGCCATTTAAAAGGGTGATCTAATTCTACCCTACCGATCAATATTTTGTCTACATGTATCTCAATAGCAAGATTTTGATCATCATTCTCATCATATGACTCTATATAGGCTTTCATTTCTACTTTTTCGGCCTCAATTGCTTTCCCGCACGAATGTGATAGCTCGTGAATTATGAATTAAAGATGTATGGCCAGTTTGTTGAGGAGTAAAATCTTCACCATGAAGATAAACTAAAGGTACATTCTGTTTTTCCAAAAATTCTATTAAATTGGGATTTCTTGTCATAGAGCCTAAAACTATAAGATCAAATTGATTTATATCTTCAGCATTTTTTAATCCGCTTATGGTATTGGCTTTAAGTACTTTAGAATAGCCAAATCCCCGCCCATAAAGAGTTTTTGTGTCCATTTGATAGTTGTCATATAAATAAGGAGTTATAAAAGCCTCTACGCACTTTTGTCCAAATAATTGCTTAAACCCTATTAAAGTCATTATACTTAGATAATCTTCAGTTTGAGGAAGTGATTGATCTATAAATAAAACATTTTTTGGAGTTACTTTTGCTGATTTCATAATATATTTTGCCATTGCGCTACATGTAAGGTTATTTATAAAATTAGCAGATATTAATTGTCTTTCTTCTACCGACGGCGGCTCATTTGTTCGCTGAAAACGTTCGTATATATCCATATATAATTCTTTAAGATGATGAGTCATTGTGTATTTAGGTATTTGAACAGCATCTGCCATAAGTGGCATTGTTCCAGAAACCATAATTTCCAAATGACGCATACAATCCCAACCTGCTTTTTTCATTGTTACGCCATAATAAGATTTTTGATATTCTGCTAAATATAAAGATTCATCGCTATACGAATAAGAATTGCCAGGTACTATATCAGCTATTAATTTTTCCTTTATGTATAAATATGGAGTTTTTGGATAACTAAAAGATATTGGATAATATCCATTTTCTTTATAACAATCTTCAAATATCATTTTTTTATATACTATTTACTAACGGATAATCTTCTGCCATCATTTTATTAAATTCTTCATTACCAATCCAAAATATATTTCCTAATACCCGCCATGCAAAATTAGTTCCTTCAGATAAATGTTTTTCTATTGCCCAAGATAATACTTCTGAATCTAGTTTCCGTCCCGCCTCAATCAGCATCGTATATTCAATATCTTTAATTTTACGAGTAGTAAATATAGCGTTTGATTTTGAAGGTTTAAAACTATCAGGCATTGTTTTATCTGTTAAATAATCACATTTAAATATTTGACATGGATTCATTGGTCTTGTATTATATTCCCCACAACCTTCTCCGACTTTAACAAAAGGACAAGGAACAATAGAACCATCATCTGCCATACCCATAAAATTACCCTTTATATCAGCCCTTAAATGCCCTTCACAGCACTTTGTACAACCTTCACAGGATCTTCCATCAACTATGGGTAAAAAGTTCATTTCTTACTTTTGTCTCACTGATAAATTAATCTAAATGCTAAATCTTTAGGCGTAACAAGTGCATGTTTCTTTTCTGAAACTTTAACTCCCCCGACAGAATATGCCCATGCTACTAATTGTGAACAAATTACTGAATTTTCATTTTCTGCTCTTTTAATTAAATTAGGTAATACTTTAAGCCCAATAGATTTAACTCCTAATACAAATATTGACCATTTGCCATATCTATCACCTACAAAGCCTTTTGCTCTTTCTACAATTCTTTGTCTTTGTTCAAATGGAGTAATAAATTTTTCATGTTGATTCCAAGCTATTTGATATCCATCATATTTAGAAAGATCAGAAATTGTTACTCCCTGCGGACGTGCCTCAATAATTTTTCCATCTCCTATATATATACCTGCATGATTCCAATCTGAAAATGTTCCAATTCTAATTAACATTCCTACAAGTCCATGCGTCTTAACTACAAAGTAGTCCCCCGCAATTGGTGTATATTTATTCATTTTCTACTTCCTTAATTTTATTTAATATATTTTCATATAATTGTAGTCCAACAACTTGTTCATACCCACATGCTGTACAGTATAGCATAATTTTATCATCTTGATCTTTATGATTAAGCCAATAAATTACATCTGTAAATCCATAATCTTCTTTATGTCCAGGGCAAGCGAGAGGTTTTACCCTACCCGCCTGCGCTAGATTATAATACTGAGAAAATATTTGAATTCTCATCAGTATGCTATGTTTGCTTTTCTAAATACAGATGTGACATATTGGTATACCGTAGGATTTCCAGGAACTGGTTTGTTCCAAGATCCAATATCACCCGCTCTTGATGGATATAGATGTGCTGCAACTGCTTTTCTCCAGTCTTGATACTTTGCATAAGAAGCTTTTAATTCGCCAATCATGCGTTTATCTTGTACCCATTCTGGTGCATCACAGGCGCTTTTATAGCCCATATAGTTATTCCATGATACGTTCATATATTGAAATGCTCCACATGCACTACTGGAATAAGACTTGCGATAATATGCTCCAACTCCGCCAGTTTCTTGGCTCTTGATTGCATTCGCTAGTCTTGAAATTATTACCCTGTTGTCTACTCTTTGTTTTAGATTTAGCTTTATGCTATATGAGGGCATTGTAAAAGTTGAACCATCTGTTAAATCGTTTACACGATAAACAACATTCTTCTTTTTACTGATATCAATATTTATAGCGTTCTTAATATTAACTAAGTTTATATATTTATTGATATACAATATATCGCTGCTGTACGATATAGTTGGTGCTGTTAGCGCATGGGCTTGTTCAGAATCTAATCCAAACATCAATGTAAGAATACTTACACATATCATAGTCCATACTGTTCTTATCCTTGCTTTGTTCATATTATTCATATGTACCTCCTGGGGTAAAGAGTAGAGCTTAATCGTACCATGTATTAAAATTCATGTCAAGGTTTACGCTTGTTAGACATGTACAATAATAGTATGATACAATCAGGATAGGTTTGTGGGGGCTTTTCACTAGAACTCATAATGATGGAAATATTTTTCCAGATTTGTTTGGTGAAGCACTCTTTCTCTAATTTTTCAATTTTTGAAAATGAGGGGAGGGGGAGCTTTGCCTAGAATCTTTAAATCAGGAAATAATTATTTAAAATAAATTTAATATATATAATATGATTATATTTCTAAAATGCTATACTTAGTTTTGTTGGAAGGTTTTAATTGAAAATTTCATTTACTGGTGCTCCAGAATATATGGATCGTAATGTTGGTTACGGAGAAGCATCATGGCAAATATGGAAAGAATTTGAAAAACAAGGAATAGAATGCCTTATTGGTTCGCCAAAAGCTAAAATTGGAATTTCTTTTATTCAACCTCAAATGTATAGATTTGGTAAAGCTCAATATAAAATTGGATATAGTCCATGGGAATCAACTGAAATTCCAGATGTATGGAAACCAAATCTTATAAATGGTATAGATGAATTATGGACAACTTCTCCATGGTGTGCAGATATTTTAAAAAATTTTACTTCAAAGCCAATTTTTGTTTATGAACACGGTATTAATGATAATTGGGTGCCTTTAAAAAGAAATATCAATCCTTCCCGCCCATTTAGATTTTTACATATAGGAGAGCCGTATTTTAGAAAAGATGCTCAAAGAGTAGTAGAAGCATTTATTAATACTTTTGGAGACGATCCAAATTATGAATTAATTTTAAAATGTACAAGAATGAACACAACTAGAATTTCAGATCCTGTAACTGGAAAAATTCAAGGTTCTCCAGGAGCATTTTATAAAAATATTAAAACTATTGAAGGAATGCTTACAACAGAACAAATGAATGGTCTATATGATTTATGTGATGTTTTTGTTTACCCATCTTGGGGAGAAGGATTTGGTTTAAATCCACTTCAAGCAATGGCAAAAGGGATTCCAACAATTTGCACAAAAGATTGGGCTTCTTATTCAAGATACATTACTATGCCTTTAAATTCAGAATTAGTTCCGTCTCCTTGGCCCAATTTACATCCTGGCAATATGTATAAATCTAATTTTGAACAGATTATGTTTTACATGAAAGACGTATCTGAAAACTACGATAAATACAGCGACTTATCTTACAAAAATGCATTTTTAATTCATAAAGATTATAATTGGAATAAAGTTACCAAACCAGCAATTCAAAGGTTAAAAAAAATACATGAAAATTTATAAAATTTTGATTTTAAAACAATCAGTATGATACACTTAAGATCTTAATCTAAAAAACCTAGGAGCATGATGTCTAACACTATTAAAAACCCATATGAAAATTTTATTGCACTTTCTCGCTACGCCCGTTGGCTAGAAGAAGAAAATCGTCGTGAAACTTGGGGTGAAACAGTAGACCGATACTTTAAGTTTATGGTTATACAGTTACGTGAAAAACATGGGTATGTTCCTAATGATAAAATTCTTACAGAATTGCGTGATGCAGTTTTTAATCGTAATGTAATGCCATCAATGCGTTCTGTAATGACAGCAGGAGTAGCGTTAGAAAGAGAAAATGTTTCTGGATATAACTGTGCATTTCTTCCAGTAGATAATGCTAGATCATTTGATGAAGCTATGTATATCTTAATGTGTGGAACTGGTGTTGGATTTTCTGTTGAGTATAAGTATATTAATAAACTCCCGCCACTTCCTGAAACGCTTGAAAAATCTTCTACTACAGTTATTGTAGGAGATTCAAAAGAAGGTTGGGCAAAAGCATATCGTGAATTTTTAGGATTACTTTGGGCAGGACAAATTCCACAAATTGATGTTAGTAAAGTTCGCCCTGCAGGTGCACGTCTTAAAACAATGGGCGGAAGATCATCTGGTCCACAACCATTGGTTAATCTTTTTGATTTTACAGTACAAATATTTAAGGGAGCGCTTGGTCGCAGCCTTAAACCAATTGAATGTCATGACATTATGTGTAAAGTTGGAGAGGTTGTAGTTGTTGGCGGTGTTCGTCGTTCTGCAATGATATCTCTTTCAAATATAAACGATATTGAAATGGCAGCAGCAAAATCTGGAAATTGGTGGGAAAAAAATTCTCAAAGATCTTTGTCAAATAATTCAGTTGCATATTCTCGCAAACCAGAAATGGCTCAATTTATTGCAGAATGGAAATCTTTATATGATTCTAAATCAGGAGAAAGAGGGATTTATAATGTTGCCGCAGCACAATCTCAAGCCGCAAAATATGGAAGAAGAAGTGCTGATATACATTATGGAACTAACCCATGTTCTGAAATTATTTTAAGACCATATCAATTTTGTAATCTTTCAGAAGTTGTTCTTCGTGAAAAAGATACAGTTGATGATGTTGCAAATAAAGTTCGTCTTGCATCTATTTTGGGTACATGGCAATCAACACTTACAGACTTTAAATACATTCGTAAAATTTGGAAAGACAATACAGAAGAAGAACGTTTACTTGGAGTTTCTTTAACTGGCCAATTTGGGCATAAGTTTTTTTCAGGACAAGAGGGAACAGAAAAACTTTCTTTAGTACTTGACAGACTTCGTATGCTTGCGGTTGAAACAAATGTTGAAGAAGCAGAGAAAATTGGGATTCCATCTTCAGCAGCAGTAACTTGTGTTAAACCATCAGGCACAGTATCTCAATTGGTCGGGGTAAGTTCAGGAATGCACCCATGGCATTCAGATTATTATATTAGAACTGTAAGAGGTTCTAAAAATGATCCTATTTCACAATTTTTAAAAGACTCTGGAATTCCAACAGAAGATGATGTAATGAAACCAAATGAAACATATGTATTTTCATTTCCAGTAAAATCTCCATCACATGCTATTACTAGAAATAAATTAACAGCATTACAACAACTTGAAATTTGGCTAACATATCAAAGACATTGGTGTGAACACAAACCATCTATAACCGTATCTGTAAAAGAAGAAGAATGGATGGAAGTAGGCGCTTGGGTTTATAAGCATTTTGATGAAGTTTCTGGAATATCATTTTTACCATATTCTGAGCATACATATGTTCAAGCTCCTTATCAAGAAATTGAAAAAGAACAATACTTGGCTCTTGAAGAAAAAATGCCTAAAAATATTGATTGGAATGCATTGTCTTTATACGAACTGGAAGATTCTACAACTGGGTCTCAAGCTCTAGCTTGCGTAAGCGGAGAATGTGAAATTGTAGATATTGGTCAAAATTGATATAATATAAAAGCACACCGATCCGCATAATCCCGCCCACTTCCACGGGGCGGGATTTTCTATGTTTTATAACCTTTAAATGGTAGAATGACTATATAAATCTTTACATATGAGGTGCATAAATGGCAATTCAAGAAATTAATTATGATGTTATTCAAAATGATACATGGTCTGTTGATATAACCGTTAAAGATTCAACTGGAACATTGATAAATTTTAGTGGATATAACTTCTTAATGGAAGTAAGAGATAGAGAAGGCGGGAATGTTCTTTGTGCTTCTGCTAGTCTAGGTAATGGAATAACAGTTACTGGAACAGGCATAATTCATGTTGAATTAACCCCCGCTCAAACAAATAAATTTAATTTACCAAAATCTAAATATCAAATCATATCCATAGACGGAAGTTCAAGACGCAGAACTCTTGTTCAAGGATGGTTTCAAGTTAGGGCTAATACAATAATATAATGACAGATAATATTTATGTTACTCAACAAAATAATGAAATAACTGTTACAGAATCTAATAATGAAGTAATAGTAGCAACCTCTGGGTATCAAGGAGCAAAAGGCTCACAGATATTAACTGGAAATGGTGCTCCATCTTCAAGCCTAGGACTTCAAGGAGACTTTTATATTGATAAAAGTTCTTATTATGTTTATGGTCCAAAAATATCAAATACACAATGGGATTATACTCCAGCTATAAGCTTGGCTGGAACAAATGGAAAATCATTTTTAACGGGTTCTGGTGCACCAGCACAATCTCTTGGTAGCAACGGAGATAGCTATTTAAATACTTCAACTGGAGACCTTTATTTAAAATCTTCACCAATAGATTTTTCTCAAGGAACTTGGTCAATAACTACAAATATCATTAATCCCGCAAGAATTTCTTTTGTTTTTGAACAACAAAGTGCCTCAAAGGGCGGAAGGACGCCAGCAGATGGCGGGACTGGTAATGGAGGCTGGTATGTATACCATAACTTAGGCTATAAACCAGCCGTTACAATTTCAGATTATGGAAATAATAATGTAGAATGTGATATAGAGCATGTAAATGTTAATTTACTTATACTTACTTTTTCAACAAGCATATCTGGTTACGCATACTGCTCATAAAAAAAATAAATAGGGGAACAAATAAATGGCAAAAGTATTTTTAACAAATATAAATCTTAAAGGTAATCAGCTTTTAAATGCTGTACTTGCTCCAGGATCTCAACCAACTGGTTTAGCGGCTGGTCAAGTTTATTATAATACTACATCAAATCTCCTATACACATACAATGGAAGCGCCTGGAACCCTGTTAATGGCGGTATAATTACTGGTGGTTCAACATTTTATGGTGTAACAACACTTGCAGGAACTTCAAATCAAATTACTTTAACACCTTCTGGATCAACCCCATCTGGAACAGTTACTTTTTCTATCCCCTCTGCATTTACATTTCCAGGAACAGCGGCATTAACATCAGGTAACACATTAACATTAGGCGCATCAACAACAGCAGGAGCATCATTAAATATGCCTGCAGGTTCTGCACCAACTACACCAAATACTGGTGATGCATGGCTTACAGCTTCAGGATTAAATATTCGTTATGGTGGAACTCCAGCAAACCATACACTTGCAGATCTTGATACAACACAAACTTTAACTAATAAAACTTTAACATCTCCATCGCTAACAACACCAACTGTTGGATCAGCGGGAGCAAACTTTGCAGGATCAACTTCAGGTAACACAACACTTGCAGCATCCGCAATTGCTTCAGGAACACTTACACTTCCTGCAACAACTGATACTCTTGTAGGTGCAGCATTTACACAAACCCTTACAAACAAAACTTTAACATCCCCAACATTAACAACCCCAGCAATTGGTTCAGGTGGCCTTACACTTGCAGGCTCAACATCTGGAACTATCACAGTGGTTCCACAAACAGGTATCGTATCTGGAACAATTACAGTTCCTTCGGTTGCATCAACTGACACTGTAGCACTTGTTGGACTTGCTCAAACACTTACAAATAAGACTTTAACTGCACCAACAATTAATGGTGGTACTCACACAGCAGTTACTTCTCTTGGAATAAGAGACACATCTGCTGCATTTGATGTAACGCTTGCTGCATCTTCATCTGTAGCATTAACTGCTGGAAGAACATTAACTCTTGATCTTCAAAATGCTGCAAGAACAGTATCACTTGCTGGAAATATTTCACTTGCTGGTAATTTAACTACAGCAGGTGCATTTACAACTGCAGGTGCTTTTGGACTTACACTTACAGCAACAAATACTACAAATGCTACAATTCCAGCGGGAACTGTAACACTTGTTGATCTTGCTTCATCTCAAGCATTAACAGGTAAGACTTATAACGGTCTTTCATTAACATCAAATGCAACTGGATTCTCAATTGCTGGCGGAACTACATCAAAGACTCTTACTGCTAATAACTCTCTAACATTAGCTGGTACAGATTCAACAACAATTACATTCCCATCAGCTAACCTATCATTCTCATTACCTACAGCTACAGCAACTACATTAAATATACCAGCTACTGGTACAGTATCTTTAGTTGATCTTTCAACATCTCAATCTCTTACTAATAAAACAATTAGTGGATTAACAGTATCTACAACAACTGGTACTTTGACAATTCCAAATGGTACAACTCTTGCGCTTTCAGGTGCAAATAACCTTACATTTACAACAACAGGTGCTACAAACGTAACATTGCCTACAACTGGCACAATTGCTACACTTGCTGGTACTGAAACACTTACAAATAAAACTCTTACTACCGCAACACTTGGCTCAGCCCTTGCTGCAGGTGGATTTAAGATTACAGGTCTTGCAGATCCAACATCTGCTCAAGATGCTGCAACTAAGGCTTACGTAGATGCATCAACTCAAGGACTTAACGTTCATGATGCTGTAAAGTATGCAACAACAACCAGTTTAACTGCAACATATGCTAATGGAACTTCAGATGCTAGCCAGGGACTTGGAGTAGGTGCAACACTTACTAACTCAGGAACTCAAGCAGCATTTGTTATTGATACAAAGACTGTAGTTGTTGGAGACAGAATTCTTGTTAAAAATCAAGCAACTGCTACTCAAAATGGTCTTTATACAGTTACAGTAGTTGGAACAGGATCAACTAACTGGATACTTACTCGTGCAACAGATGCAGATAACCATATAGCAGGACAACTTCTTGCTGGTGACTTTGTGTTTGTATCAGATGGATCTGCAAATCTTTCAACTGGATATGTAATGTCATCACAAGGTACTGCAACAACTCCTGTAAATGGAATTAAAATTGGTACAGATAGTATTGCCTATACACAGTTCTCTGGTACAGGTACATATTCTGCATCAAATGGCGTATTATTAACTGGTACTAACTTTACCTTTGCACCACTTACAAATGGTGGTTTGCAAACAGCATCAGGTGGAGCATCTATCTTACTCCCAGCAAACTCAGGTTTGTCAACAACTTCTTCAGGTTTGGCAGTTGGAGTTGGAACTGGTCTTACAGTTTCAGGTTCAACAGTATCTTATTCAACTGGTACAACTACACAAACTGGATCGGGAATTACTGGAGGAGCATATACTTATGCAACACAAAAACAAGTTGCAACAATTACGGGTAATGGAACACTAACAAGCTTTGCAGTAAACCATAACCTTAACTCTCAAGATATGACAGTTCAAGTTTATCAAACATCTGCAACTCCAGATACTCAATATTCTGAGGTTGAAGCTGATATTGTAAGAACTTCTACCTCTGTGGTTACAGTATCATTTGCTGCAGCCCCAGCATCTGGTGTTACTTATAACGTGGTAATGGTTGGATAATATTTAAAGTAGTACAATTGGGGGTGGGACTAAACATCCTGCCCCTTTTTAATATAGGAGAAAAATGACAAAGCAGTTTAAAGTATCCATACAGGTACCGTCTATTTCAATTATTGATGGTACTTCAAGTCAATATCTTATGGCTGATGGATCCACAACCACAACCACTTCAAGTTATACTGCCCCAGATATTATTCCGTTAGATAATTTACAATATGAATTTGATGGAGTTGGATCAAGATTCTATCCAAAAAATGCAGGAATAGTTCAAACTATTACTAACCCTTTTAAGCTTTTATTGACCTTAAATGGTATAATACAAAGTGTAAGCTTTCAGGAAGTTGTTTGGGGAACTCCATTCAGTTATGATGGCTTTACAATAGATTCAGATGGCTACATTGCATTTTCTGAAGCACCACCAGCAGGTTCTACATTTCACGCAAGAGTAATGGCGGGACCTACAACACAAAGCAGTACAAATACTTATCCATTCAAAGCAATGGACATTTTACTAGGAGCATATTAATATGGCAAGAAAGATTATATTAGAAACAGGTTATACGTTTAGTCCATCTTTAAAGACGGTGGTAATTCCAAGAATTGTTGATCAAGAACGTTTAGTACTTATAACTAATACCACTAAAAATAAAGTCATTTATAATTTTTCTGATGCATCGCTCCTTGCAACAACATATACAACATATGGAGAAAATTATCTAACAGCGGGTATTATTTCAGCCACAGCTTCTGGTTCTGCAATAACATTTACCGCAAACAACTCTTTTACAGTTGGACAAAATGTAACAATTACTGGTGTAACACCAGCATCATTTAATATTTCAGGAACTATTACAGCAACAACTTCAACTACATTTACTGTTTCATCAACAGTTGTTGGAACATATGTTTCAGGTGGTCAAGCAGCAATTTCTGAAAATACTGTTTTAGTTTTTAACTATAATACATCTGCAATGGCAGCAACAGATAAGTTGCAAATTACAATTGATGAATATGCAGAAAAATTTGAGCCATCACAAGAATTAACAGACCCAGTTGGAAAACTAAGAACTTCTTCTGCACAAGCTCTTATTGATACTGACTTTGAATATGGCCCACAAACTTCTAAATGGGAAAATTTAGGTTTAATTAATCAAAAGCCTTTTTCTTATGCATTTAACTTTAACGCTCTTTTAATTTCAGATATTCAATCAGGCGCAGCTGGAACCAAAACAATTACGGTAACGCTTACCACATCTACAGCAACAGCTTCAAATGCAATTGGTAACGGAACAACAGCTGTTTACACAACATCTTCTGCACACGGATTTTCAGTGGGACAACTTGTTACAGTCGGCTCTGGTTTTACTGGAGGTTCTTATGCAACAACTTCAGGATTTCCAAGTCCAATTCTAGCAATTCCATCACCAACATCGTTTATTATTGCAAATGCAACTGCAGCAAATACGCCAACTACGGCAGGAACTGCAACAGTAACGGCGGGAGTAGCTCCAGCAATTGGTTCTCCAATTTCAATTATTGATACTCTTACACCAACAGCAACTGGAAACTATACAGTTGAAACTCGTGCAAATGAAACAACATTTACATATACAGCAAAAGGCTCAACACCTACAGGTTGGGCATCACAAACAATTTTTGATACAAATAAAACACTTATAGCTCTAGGCAACCTTTATTCTGGATCAGCAATTACAGCTTCTTCAATTACAAACTCTTCAAACTTAGTAACAGTTACAACTAATTATCCTCACGGATTGCATATTGGAAATGAAATTTCACTTATTGGGTCAACAGCAACAACAAATGCACCTAATGGCAACTGGACGGTAGCTGGCGTAACATCTCCAACAGTATTTACATTTTATGCAACAAGCGTACCAACAGGAACAATAGCAGTCAGCCAAACAGCAACAACAGCATCAGGATCTTCATCTTCTAATATTATTACAGTTGCTTCAGCAACAAATATTGTTGTTGGAATGATTGTTGCAGCAGCAGGTATTTCAACAGGAACAATTGTTACGGGTGTACAAGGAACTGTTATAACATTATCACAAAACTTAACAGCTGCATTGTCTACAACATCAACAACATTTTATACATCAATTTATGTTCGTTCTCAAGCACAGGTAAAGCATCGTGCATTTGATGGTGGAGTTTTGTTTTCAAGTAATGGAACTTCAAATAACGCATCACAAGTTCGTCAAACACGTCGTTACTTTAGATATCAATCAGGTAAAGGCATTCAAATTTCTTCAGGAACAATTCTTAAGCCAACTTATGGAATTGACTCTTTAACTTATTCAAGCCCATATGTTTCAGTTCAAACAAAAGAAGCACACGGATTGCAACCAGGTTATCAAGTTACAATTTATGGCGCAAATGAAAATGGATATAATGGAGCATTTGCGGTAGCTTCAGTTACTGGTGTTACTACATTTACATACATTCCATTGACAGCACCAGCTACAGCAATTGCATCAGGATCTTATTATGCATCAGTTTCAGGTTGGAATGGTGCTTCAAATAGACTAGGAATGTTTGATCAGCAAAATGGTGTATTTTTTGAGTTTGATGGCACTACTTTAAATGCGGTACGTCGTTCATCTATTTATCAAACAGCAGGTAAAGTTTCTATAACTCAAGGACAGAATACTGTATCACAAACAAGCACAAATTATCCAACATCATTTAATAAGCAGTTAGTTCCAGGAGACTATATTGTTCTTCGTGGACAATCTTATAAGATTACAGATATTGCTTCTGATACATCTCTTACAATTCAACCAGCATATCGTGGAGCATCAGCTACAAACGTAATTGTGTCTAAAACAATTGATACCAAGATTCCACAATCACAATGGAATATTGACAAGTGCGATGGAACTGGTCCTTCAGGATACAATATTGATCTTACAAAGATGCAAATGTTTTATATTGATTACTCTTGGTATGGAGCGGGTGCAGTAAGATGGGGATTTAGAGGTCCAAAGGGACAGATTATTTACGTACATAAGCAAGCAAATAATAATCAAAATGCTACAGCATACATGCGTTCTGGTAACTTGGCGGGTCGTTATGAATCTACAACTCTTCCATCAACCACACAAACAACAGCAACTTTTGCAACAACTGATACAACAATCAGCGTTGCAGGCACAGGCGGACTTTATGTTCCATCTTCAATCACACAAACACTAACAGGTGGATCATCTGGAACAAATACAGTAACAGTAGGCTCTACAGCGGGCATAACAGTTGGAATGTTTGCTTCAGGAACAGGAATTGCTGCTGGAGCACTAGTTACAGCAATTAATACATCAACATCAACAATTACACTTTCAATTAATAACACAGGAACAGTTTCGGGAACTGGAACATTCCAAACATATCCAGGAACTGCAGTTGTTAGAAATGGATCAAACTGGGAGTATATTAACTACACAGGAATAACATCCAATACTCTAACTGGTATTACTCGTGGACAAGCAGGAGCAACAGCAGTTGCAACTACACTTGCAGTTGGATCTAATATAGCAACTGTAACTTCTACAGCAGGATTACAAGTGGGCATGAGAGCAATCAGCCCAGCACTTCCAGATGGAACAAAGATTGAGTATATTGCAGGAACAACGACATTGGTTTTGTCAGCATCTCCAACAACTGCTAATCCAACTATTTGGTTCCCAGCTATGGGCACCACGTCTGGAACACCAGGCTCTACTTCGGGCACAACAGTAACAACAGGAGCAAATGCATTTGCATATTCAGCAACTGCACCAACAGTTGTAGAACAAGCATTTCCAACATTTGGACCTTCAATATCACACTGGGGAACATCTGTTATTATGGATGGTCGTTTTGATGATGATAAATCACTTCTCTTTACTTATGGTCAAACAGCAGCCACAACTTTGGGTGGAACTACTCCAGCAACATATGTTTATGCATCAGGTGGAGCATCAGGTCAAGCAACTGTAGTTGTAACAGTAACTGCAGGAACTGTTATTCCAATAGGCTCTCTAATTTCAGGAACAGGTGTTTCAACAGGAACTATTATTACAAACGTAGTTCAAACAACCACAACTACATATACGCTAACTCTATCTGCAAACTTAACAACACAAGCTGCAAATAATTATGTAGTTTCAGGTGCAACATCTAAAGCATTGCTATCAATCCGCATTGCACCTTCTGTAGATAATGGTTTTGCAGCAGCATTTGGTGCTCGTGAACTTCTTAATAAGATGCAATTACAAACAAAGGCACTAGATATTTCATTGCTTGGTTCTACAAATGGTAACGTGCTTGTACAGGCTTATCTAAATGGATCAGTATATAATCAAATTGCAACAACAAATACAGCATGGACAAATGCTGTAAGAAACTCTGTAAATACTCCAAACTCTTCTCTTGCTCAGATTGCTGATTATTCAGGATCATCTTATTTGATTCAGGGCGGTGAAGTTACAGGTGGATTCTTTGCTAACTCAACAGGAACAATTGACTTCTCTCAGGTTCGTGATTTAGGAAATGCAGTTCTTGGTGGAGGTTCTGGATACTCAAATACACAGGTTTACCCAGATGGTCCAGATACACTTACTATTGTTGTAACAAATGTAGGTACAACTCCTCAGTCAGTTCTAGGTCGTATTTCTTGGACTGAAGCACAAGCTTAATAAAGGGGGAATAGTAAATGGCTTTAAACAAGCTACAACATCAATATACTGAACCCTTTAAAGTATCTGCATTAAATGTTGACAGTAATTTAAACGTTGGCGGAATTGTAAATGCTTCTAATTTTACAATAAATGGTAAACCATTAAGTGTTGATCTATCTGGAGTAATTAATAATAGTCTTACAACCACTACTGGAGATTTAATTTATGCTTCTTCAGCTAATACCCCCGCTCGTTTAGGAATTGGTTCTACAAATCAAGTTCTTACAGTAGTAGGTGGCGTACCAGCATGGGCCGCAGCAACTGGAGGCGGGGCAACAACCACTACATTTACTTTATCTTCAAATACAATTACAACTGTAGAAACTGTAGCATTATCTACATTTACCACAATTGAATATACATTATCAATTAAACAAGGAACAAAAATAAGAAGTTCTAAGATATATGTACAAACTGATGGATCAAGCAATGTTGATTATGTAGAATATGCAGTAATGTCAACTGGAGGAACAATGACGGGAATTTCAATAGTTTCCGCCCTATCTAGCACAAATATGATTTTACAAGCAACAATAACAGATGCTGCTTCAACAAATGCTACAATTAAATATCAAAAAGTGACAATATAAAATGGCAATTCAACCATTTGAAATTACAGGCAATTTAACAGTAGATGGAAATTATAAAAACCCTGTTGTAACTAATCCATTATTTGTTGCAGTATCAAACTCAACAACAGCCGTATCATCAACAGATAGCATAACCTGGACGTTACGTACTATGCCATCATCTGCAAATTGGAGTTCAATAACCTATGGCAATGGAGTATTTGTTGCAATAGCAGGATCTCCATCAACCTCAGCAGCCTCATCAATTGATGGAATAACATGGTCTTTAAGAACTATGCCGTCATCTGCAAATTGGATAGCAGTAACTTATGGCAATGGAGTATTTGCTGCAGTAACATTTAGTTCATCATCAGCAGCCTCATCAACTGATGGCATTACTTGGTCTTTAAGAACTTTGCCAGTAGCTGCAGGTTGGCAATCAGTAACTTATGGCAATGGAGTATTTTTTGTAGTAGTATATGCCTCTACAACAGCAGCTTCATCAACTGATGGTATAACTTGGGCCTTACGTACTTTGCCATCATCTGCAGCATGGTATTCAGTAACTTACGGCAATGGAGTATTTGCTGCAGTAGCAAATAGCTCAAACTCAGCCGCCTCATCAACCAATGGCGTAACTTGGACATTACGCACTTTGCCAGTATCTGCAACCTGGTATTCAGTAACTTATGGCAACGGAGTATTTGCTGCAGTAACAAACAGCTCAACAGCAGCAGCTTCATCAACTGATGGCATAACTTGGTCCTTACGTACTTTGCCATCATCTCCAGCATGGTATTCAGTAACTTACGGCAATGGAGTATTTGCTGCAGTAGCAAATAGCTCAACAGCAGCAGCTTCATCAACCAATGGTATTACTTGGGCCTTACGTACTTTGCCATCAACTGCAACTTGGCAATCAGTAACCTATGGCATTTCAACTCAAATTAATTTAGTTCCTGCATCTACTTTAATCCCAAATAATCAAAATGTAACTTCTAACATTCAAACACAATTAAATGCATTAGCACCTTTAAATAACCCAACATTAACATCTGCAAGTTTAATATCAAGTAATTTACAAAGTAATGTATTTGCTGCAGTAGCACAATCCTCAACCTCAGCAGCTTCATCAACCGATGGTATAACATGGACTCTAAGAACTATGCCATCATCTACAACTTGGATAGCAGTAACTTATGGCAATGGAGTATTTGCTGCAGTAGCATATAGCTCAACAGCAGCAGCTTCATCAACCGATGGTATTACTTGGGCCTTACGCACTTTGCCAGCATCTGCAATTTGGGTTTCAATATCTTATGGCAATGGAGTATTTGCTGCAGTAGCACAAAGCTCAACCTCAGCCGCCTCATCAACCAATGGCGTAACTTGGACATTACGCACTTTGCCATCATCTGCAACTTGGCAATCATTAGCTTATGGCAATGGAGTATTTGTTGCAGTAGCACTTAGCACAACAGCAGCAGCTTCATCAACCGATGGTATTACTTGGGCCTTACGTACTCTGCCATCATCTACAGGTGCAGTAACTTATGGCAATGGAGTATTTGCTGCAGTATCAAATGGCACATCATCAGCAGCCTCATCAACTGATGGTATAACCTGGACGTTACGTACTATGCCATCAGCTACAGCATGGTTTTCAGTAACTTACGGCAACGGAGTATTTGCTGCAGTAGCAAATAGCTCAACAACAGCAGCCTCATCAACCAATGGCATAACATGGACTCTAAGAACTTTGCCAGTATCTGCAAATTGGTATTCAGTAACTTATGGCAATGGAGTATTTGCTGCAGTTGTACAAGGTTCAACTTCGGCAGCCTCATCAACTGATGGAATAACATGGTCTTTAAGAACTATGCCAGTATCTGTATTTTGGCAATCAGTAACTTCAGCACCAACCCAATTTTCAATAAATTCACAATCAATTCAAGGGCAATATGTAGGCCCAATTACAACTCCAACATATACTGTAGGGCCATATGATAAATATATAACTATTAATACAACAGCAACGCATACTATAACCCTTCCCGCCCCAGGTTTATATCCAAATAGAGAAATAACAATAAAACAAATTGCTGCGTTTACTGTTGTTTCCGCATCTTCTAACGTAATTCCGCTTACATCAAATACGGCGGGAACTGCAATACTTTCTGGATTAGGTAAATTTGCAACATTAATATCTGACGGTTATAACTGGATAATAAGGGAATCTAATTAATGGCTAATTTATCATTTGAAATTACAGGAGATATACAAGCAGATGCAAATTATAGATATCCTAGTCTACCCACTCCATTATTTGTTTCAGTAGCAAACGGCTCAACATCAGCAGCCTCATCAACCGACGGCATAACATGGTCTTTGCAAACTTTGCCATCATCTGCATTTTGGGAATCATTAGCTTATGGCAATGGAGTATTTGTTTCAGCAGCAAATAACTCAACCACAGCAGCCTCATCAACTGATGGCATTACATGGTCTTTAAGAACTTTGCCAGTATCTGCAAACTGGTTTTCATCAGCTTATGGCAATGGAGTATTTGCTGCAATAGCATATGGCACAACAGCAGCCGCCTCATCAACTAATGGTATTACATGGACTTTACGTACTATGCCATCATCTGCATTTTGGGAATCATTATCTTATGGCAATGGAGTATTTGTTGCAGCAGCAAACAGCACAACCACAGCAGCCTCATCAACTGATGGCATTACTTGGTCTTTAAGAACTTTGCCAGTATCTGCAAATTGGCTTACAACAACTTATGGTAATGGAGTATTTATTGCAGCAGCAAACAGCTCAACATCAGCAGCCTCATCAACCGATGGTATTACATGGTCCTTACGTACTTTGCCAACATTGGCATATTGGTATTCAATAACTTATGGCAATGGAGTATTTGTTGCAGCAGCAAACAGCACAACCACAGCAGCCTCATCAACTGATGGCATTACTTGGTCTTTAAGAACTTTGCCAGTAGCTGCAGCTTGGTCTTCAACAGCTTATGGCAATGGATTATTTATTGCAGTAGCACAAAGCTCAACATCAGCTTCATCAACCAATGGTATTACTTGGAATCTACGCACTTTGCCATCAGATACAGGTTGGTATTCAGTAACTTATGGCACTCAACCTCCATTAATTGTCCCCGCATCTACTTTAATCCCAAATAATCAAAATGTTACATCAAATATTCAAACACAAATAAATCAATTAGCACCTTTAAATAACTCAACATTAACATCTGCAAGTTTAATATCAAGTAATTTACAAAGTAATGTATTTGCTGCAGTAGCATATAGCTCAACATCAGCAGCAACATCAACTGATGGTATAACTTGGACTTTACGTACTTTGCCATCATCTGCAAACTGGCAAGCAATAACTTATGGCAATGGAGTATTTGCTGCAGTAGCAACAACATCATCAACTACAGCAACCTCATCAACTGATGGTATAACTTGGACTTTAAGAACTTTGTCATCATCTGCATATTGGCAATCATTAGCTTATGGCAATGGAGTATTTGTTGCAATATCAAACTCAACAACAGCCGTATCATCAACAGATGGCATAACTTGGACTACAAGAACTTTTCCATCATCTGCAAACTGGCAAGCAATAACTTATGGCAATGGAGTATTTGCTGCAGTAGCAAATGGCATAACAACAGCAGCCTCATCAACTGATGGTATTACTTGGTCTTTAAGAACTTTGCCAGTAGCTGGAAACTGGTATTTAATAACTTACGGCAATGGAGTATTTGCTGCAGTAGTAAGTAGCTCAACCACAGCAGCCTCATCAACTGATGGAATAACATGGGCTTTAAGAACTTTACCAGTATCTACACTTTGGTATTCAATAACTTATGGCAATGGAGTATTTGCTGCAGTAGCAGGTAGCACAACCACAGCAGCCTCATCAACCGATGGCATAACATGGTCTTTAAGAACTATGCCAGCATCTGCAACTTGGGGTTCAATAACTTACGGTAATGGAGTATTTGTTGCAGCAGGATATAACTCAACCACAGCAGCCTCATCAACCAATGGAATAACTTGGTCTTTAAGAACTTTGCCATCATCTGCAGCATGGCAATCAGTAACTTCAGCACCAACCCAATCTTCAATAAATTCACAATCAATTCAAGGGCAAACAATTCAATATGTATCAACCAATACATATGTTGTAGGATTATATGATAAAAGTATAACATTTAATGGAACCGCAACATGTACAGTAACTTTACCAATTGCAGGACAATATCCAGGAAGAGAAATACATTTAAAAACAATTGCTGCATTTACTGTGATTTCTGCTTCTTCTAACGTATTCCCGCTCGCAACAAATACGGCGGGAACTGCAATATTATCAGCAACAGCAGGAAAATATGCTAAATTAGTATCAGATGGATATTTCTGGGTTATAATGGAGGCTAACTAATATGGCTAATTTACCTTTTGAAATTACATCAGATATAGCAGTAGATGGAAGTTATATTGATCCTACAGGAACTGTTTTAGTTCCCGCATCTACATTAATTACAAATAATCAAAATGTAACTTCAAATATTCAAACACAAATAAATGGATTAGCAACTTTAAATAATACAACATTAACATCCGCAAATTTAATATCAAGTAATTTACAAAGTAATGTATTTGTTGCAGTAGCACAAAGCTCAACAACAGCAGCCTCATCAACCGATGGTATTACATGGACGCTACGTACTTTGCCAGTATTTGCAAGTTGGTATTCAGTAACCTACGGCAATGGAGTATTTGCTGCAACAACAATTACCTCAACCTCAGCAGCTTCATCAACTGATGGCATAACTTGGTCCTTAAGAACTTTGCCAGTATCTGCAGCTTGGTATTCAGTAACCTATGGCAATGGATTATTTGCTGCAATATCAGGTAACTCATCAGCAGCTTCATCAACTGATGGCATAACTTGGTCCTTAAGAACTTTGCCAGCAGCTTTAGGTTGGAATTCAGTAACTTATGGCAATGGAGTATTTGCTGTAGTTGTAATAGATTCAATTTCGGCAGCCTCATCAACTGATGGCATAACATGGACGCTACGCACTTTGCCAGCATCTGCAATTTGGACTTCAATAACTTATGGCAACGGAGTATTTGCTGCAGTAGCACAAAGCTCAACATCAGCAGCTTCATCAACTGATGGCATAACATGGACGCTACGCACTTTGCCATCATCTGCAAGTTGGTTTTCAGTAATTTATGGCAATGGAGTATTTGCTGCAGTAGCATATAGCTCAACCTCAGCAGCCTCATCAACTGATGGCATAACATGGACGCTACGCACTTTGCCAGCATTTGCAACTTGGCAATCAGTATCTTATAGTAATGGAGTATTTGTTGCAATAGCACAAAGCTCAACAACAGCAGCCTCATCAACCGATGGCATTACATGGTCTTTAAGAACTTTGCCAGCAAATGCATTTTGGAATTCAGTAACTTCAGCACCAATTCAATCTTCAATAAATTCTCAATCAATTCAAGGGCAAGTTATTAATTCAATTACAACTCCATCTTATACCGTAGGACCTTATGATAAATATATTATTTATAATAGTTCAAACCTTAGTTCTACTGGAATATTTGCTGCAGTATCACAAGTCTCATCAACAACAGCAGCTTCATCAACTGATGGCATAACATGGACTTTAAGAACTTTGCCAACAGCTGCAGGTTGGTATGCAATATCTGCAGGAAATGGAGTATTTATTGCATTAGGATCTAGTACAACCACAGCAGCCTCATCCTTCAACGGCACAACTTGGACTTTAAGAACTTTGCCAGTATCTACAAACTGGAAAAATTCAATTTATGGTAATGGATTATTTGTTGCGCCATCATTTGGTAACTCAACAACAGCAGTTTCATCAACTGATGGTATAACTTGGTCACTACGCACTATGCCAGCAGCACTAAACTGGTCTTCAATAACTTATGGTAATGGAGTATTTGCTGCAGTATCAAGCAACAACATCACAACAGCAGCCTCATCAACCGATGGCATAACATGGACTTTAACAACTTTACCAGTATCTGGCCTCTGGAGCTTAGCAACTTATGGTAATGGATTATTTGTTGCAGTAGCACAAAGCTCAACAACAGCAGCCTCATCAACTGATGGCATAACTTGGGCCTTACGTACTCTGCCAACAAATGCAATTTGGACATCAGCAGCTTATGGCAATGGAGTATTTGTTGTAGGAGGTGGAGCAAGTGGAACAACATCAACAGATGGAGTTACTTGGACTTTAAGAACTTTGGGTTTTATTTCACAGTCATTATCTTATGCCAATGGAATATTTGTTGGAATAGAATATAACTCAACAACAGCAGCCTCATCAACCAATGGCATAACATGGACTTTAAGAACTTTGCCAACATTGGCATATTGGACTGGAGTATCTTACGGCAACGGAATACTTGATGCAACAATAACTCTTCCAAATGCTGGTATATACCCAGGTCGGGAAATTACAATAAAATCTTTAGGCAATGGCAGTATAAATTCAAATTCTTCTAACGTAATTCCGCTTACATCAAATACGGCGGGAACTGCAATACTTTCTGGTGCAGGTAAGTTTGCCAGATTAGTTAGTGATGGATACAATTGGGTAATTGTCAGATCAAATTAAATATGCTACAATATACTAAACAACAAGGAGAAATAAATGTCAGCAAGATATGAAATAGAAGAAGGAACAAATGCAGTAATGGTATTTTATGGGGAGTCCCCGCAACCTTCTCTTTATCAACCAAATTGGCCAGGAGGGGATCCTTGGGCAGATATTGCAGAAGCAGAAACATGGGCAAAACTTTATATTGCATCAGTTACAGATGAGTCTGCTCCATACGCACCAAATCATCCAGGGGAAGAAGGCGCACCAAAGCCAACTCCAGAAGAAATTGCTGCAATGCAAGCCGAAATTGAAGCTCGTAAAAATCCTGCCCTTCCAAATGCTTAAATAGTTTTAATTAAACAAAGGATTTAAATGGAACACTATGACGTGTTGATTGCAACACCTGGATCCGTGTTAGAAGCACAATATGTAAAAAGTTTAGTTTTAACATTAGCCGAATGTGATAAACGTGGCATTTCTTATAAATGGCTTAATGCTTATTCTTCTTTAGTGCATCATGCACGGGAATTAACTGCATCGGGCGGTACTGGATTAGAATTAAATCCAGATCATAAAGGTCCTGTAGGAGATTCTGTAACATATAAAAAGATATTCTGGATAGATTCAGATATTGCATGGACACCAGAACAATTTTTTAAAATTTATGATTCTGAATATGATGTAATTGCAGGATGTTATTTGTTAGCAGATGGAATTACAACTACAATACATCCATGGGGTAATAATAATGGAATTCCCGTCAATGAAATTTTACAAATGAAAGAACCTTTAAAAGTACAAAGTATAGGGTTTGGATTTGTTGCAATGAAATCAGGAGTATTTGAAAAATTACCAAGACCCTGGTTTAAACATTTTGATCAAGCAGTAATGACATCTATGGGAAATCAAATTGTAGATTCTATAGGTGAAGACATATCTTGGTGTATTAAAGCATATCAGGCAGGAATAAATATTTATTTTGATCCCGCCGTTCTAGTCAATCATATGAAGAAAATGGAAATTAAATGGCCGAAGTAAAAAAGAAAAGTATTTATATAGCAACACCAATGTATAACTCTACATGTAGTGGGTATTATGCAAGAAGTCTAACAGATTTAGTAATCACATTATTACAAAATGGACATGAAGTACATTTTCAAGATGTATACAATTCCAGTTTAATAACAGAAGCTAGAAATTTTCTTACAGAAGATTTCCTTAGAAAAGGCTATGATTATATGTTATTTATAGATGCAGATCAAGGTTTTAATCCTATGGGTGTATTAAAAATGATTGAAGAAGATGAAGATGTTATTGCTGGTGTAGTCCCGCTTAAAATTATAAATTGGGATGGTGTACTACAAGCATCAAGGCAAGGTAAAATAGATTTACAAAATTATACAACTGCACATAATGTTGTTCCTTTAAATGATTTACAAGCAGACAGAAACAAAAAAATTGAAGTAAAATCAGCGGGGACAGGATTACTTCTTATAAGTCGTAAAGTATTTGAAATTTTAAAACCCCTAGTAAAAACATATAAATTTTCAGGTACACCTTGTTTAAATCTTAATCAAGGAGATTCTATTTCTAATTTTTGGGATTTGTACATTGATGATGATGGAAATAAATTTGGAGAAGATGTTAATTTTTGTAAACTTTGGCGGGGAACTGGCGGAAAAGTTTATACAACATTTTGGCCACAAGCTACACACATAGGAAATCACGTATATCGTTAATGAATTTAGTTCAAAGATCTGTTGAAAAAGGTGGAAAATTAGCCTATATATCAGTAAAAATGGCATTGAATTGTTCACTTTTTAAGAATTAGATGGTATTATTGGCATATGAGCAAAATGAAAGTAACACCTATTGATGAGGTAAATTGGGGTCTATACGCCTGGATGATGCCAGATGAAACACTTGTTATGGATGAAGAAGGTGGATATTTAAGTATTCCTTCTATGAAAGGCGATATCCGTCAAATAAAAAAACTTAAAGATGCAGCAAAGCACTACGGCTTAGAGGATGGTCATCCAGTATTTTTTGCGGGGCATAGACCAGTAGACAATGAAGAACTTGAAACGCAAAAACAAAGAATGGAATTGGGTCTTGTACCAGATGTTATGGACACTCCAGCAATGCTTGAATATTATAAAGAAATGAAAGAGATGAAAATTGGCTAATTTAACTATAGATGACAGTATTGACGATGATGAGAGTGGAATTACAGTTAAGTTAGATGCTCCATCTCATACAGTAGAGCATGATTTTAATGATCCATTTAATGCTCCGTGGGAAGATATTAGAAAAGCAGAAGGTTTAAGTCCTAATTTTCGCAGACAAGCATCAAGACTTGAAAAGTCATTTGTGGGGCAGGGTGATGCAAAATCTAAAAAGCTTGATCCACTTGATTTAACAGGTTATTCTTTATTCCAAATTGTTCAACCACCATACAATGTTCTTTACTTAGCACAATTATATGATGTGTCTCCATATCATCATTCTGCTGTTAATGCTAAAGCAGCAAATGTCGTGGGTTTAGGATATAAATTTGAAAATACATGGAGCACAACTTCTAAAATTGAAGAAGTTATGGATACTCCAAAAAAACTTGATAAGCTACGTTCAAAAATTGAGGGGTTAAAAGAACAGTTAAGAAACTATTTAGAATCACTTAATTCAGATGATTCATTTACAGAAACAATGAAAAAGATTTTTATTGATTTAGAATCAACTGGTAATGCATACATGGAAGTTGGTCGGATGACAAATGGAAAGATTGGTTATATTGGCCATGTTCCTACAACCACTATGCGTATCCGCCGTCATCGTGATGGTTTTGTACAAGTTGTTTATAACCGCTATACATTTTTTAGAAACTTTGGAGATACTGAAACTCCAGATCAAATAGGTACAGATCCACAACCAAATGAAATAATTCATTTTAAAGTATTTACTCCTTCAAATACATATTATGGAGTGCCAGATGTTCTTTCTGCAAAAAATGCAGTTGCAGGAGATGAATTTGCACAGCGTTTTAACTTAGATTATTTTGAAAATAAAGCTGTTCCACGTTATATTATTACAGTAAAGGGAGCAAAACTTACTGCTGATTCAGAGCGTAAATTGCTTGAATTTTTTCAAACAGGATTAAAGGGAAGAAATCATAGAACTCTTTATATTCCATTGCCTTCAGATGGAGAACAAGGTCGTGTTGAGTTTAATATGGAACCAATTGAAGCTGGTATTCAAGACTCATCATTTAGAAATTATGCTGTAGAAAATAGAGATCGTATTCTTCTTTCTCATCGGGTTCCAGTATCAAAGCTGGGAATGCCAGCAAATGTATCATTGGCAAATGCTAAAGATGCAGATAAAACATTTAAAGAACAAGTTTGTCGTCCACGTCAAGAAGAACTTGAGTTTAAAATTAATTTGATTATTAGAGAATTTACAGATGCATTTGTTTTAAGATTTAATGAACTTGCACTTACAGATGAAGAAACTCAATCACGAATTGATGATCGTTATCTTAAAGATCAAGTTATTACTCCTAACGAAGTTCGTCAACGTCGTGGAATGGCTCCCCTTGAAGGCGGAGATGCGGTTCTTGTTCTTAATCCAAAACAACTACAAGATGCAGCCTCTGATGCAAGTGGAAATAAAACTCGTGATCAAAATAGAACTTTAAATGCTCCAGATAAGATGGGAACTGCCCGTAATGCTAAGGGCGAAGGACGGCAAGAAGGAAATTAAAAATGGCAACAGGACTAGATGTTTTAAATGTTGCCAGAACACAAATAGGCTTTGTTGAAGGCCCAAATAATGAAAGTCCTTATGGAACATGGTTTGGAATCCCAAATCAACCTTATTGCGCTATGGGAATTAGTTGGTGTTTTGCACAAGTTGGTTTATCACATTTAGTTGCGGGACAAACAATAAAGGGATTTGCTTCTTGTCAAGTTGGGTTAAGTTGGTTTCAACGTCAAGGTAAAGTTGTAAACAAATTTCAAGGACAACCAGGAGATATTGTATTTTTTTCATTTTCAAATAACGGTCAGGCAGACCACGTAGAACTTCTTGAAGCGGCTTCTCCAAATGGAATAACAACTATTGGATTTAATACAAGCCCAGATCATGTAGATGGAAGCCAAAGCAATGGCGGTGGCTGTTATAGAAGACATAGGCCGTATTTAAATGTTATTGCAATAGTAAGACCAGCCTATCCAGTATTGCTTAAACCAACAATTGCAGTTTCTAAAACTAAAAAAGCAACTGCAGGTGTTGCAACAACTGGAGCTTTAGTTGCGGGAGCAACAGGAGCAGTAACAACTGGACCTACATCTAGTTCACCTACTCCCACCCCCAGCCCTACTGTATGGGCCGCACCACCGTTTCCAATAGATAAAACTTCTTTTATAATTGGTGCAAAAAGTGATGCAGTATTGGCAGTAGAAATGGCTTTAGCAAAATCGGGTTTATTGCCTACAGAATATGTTGATGCTTTAATGGATGCACACACTGTATCTGCTTTAAAGAAATATGAAATTAAAAACCCTAAACTTGGCATCAAAGATGGGTCTGTAAATCAAAAAGTTTATGATGCATTAAAGGCAACAATATGAAGTTAAAACATCATTTTAAGTTTAATATATCAGATGCAAAACAGCTTGGAATCGCTCTTATAAGCTCGTATGGAATGTGGGCAGCTACTGGGTTTCAAAAAAGCATTACAGGCTTAATGTATCCAATAATGGGGTTTGTTACTGGAGGTTTGGCTTCCCACCATAGCACCTCTAGTCCAAATATTTTGCCAGAAAATCATATTGAAACCCCTTATGTAAACAATATAAATGATGGAAATAAAGGGTCTCCAATGACAAATACAGAAATAAAAACATATGCTCCCGAAGTTGCGGATGTAAAAAAAGTCATTAAAATAAACAGCAATATTATAAAAAATATTAGTTAAAATTATGAGTTAGTTATAAATCCTGCTATTATTTATTTACATATGGATATTCAAAAAACTTATTGGTCAAACAGCGAATCATCTATGGCTCTGGCTTTTCCTATTTCTAAGGTTAATAAGGAAAAGAGAACAGTCTCAGGTTTTGCATCCCTGGACAATTTAGATCGTCATGGAGATATTGTAACATCAGAAGCAAACAAAAAAGCTTTTGAAAGATTTAGAGGAAATATTCGTGAAATGCACGGACCAGTGGCAGTTGGTAAAATGCTTAATTTTAAAGAAGACAATTTTTTTGATCCAGAAACAAATAAAAAATATAATGGTATTTATGTAACTGCTTATATTTCAAAGGGCGCCCAAGATGCTTGGGAAAAAGTTCTTGATGGAACATATTCAGGATTTTCAATTGGTGGAAATATTGTTGATGCTAAAATGGAAAAATCTGATGATGGTTCAAATAAAGATCGCAGAGTAATTCATGATTATGATTTACATGAACTATCGCTAGTAGATTCTCCAGCAAATCAACTTGCAAACTTTTTTTCTATTGAAAAAAATACAGATGGAAGTACTTTTGTAAAAGGTATGATTGCAGACGTTACATTAGAAAATGTTTTTTGGTGTAAGCAAGATGAAATTGCTTCAACATCAAATGCAACAACAAAAGACTGCGTTGTATGCGATGCACAAATGATTAATATTGGTTGGGTAGAACAAGCAGATATTGAAAAGTTTGAAGCAATTGAAAAAGTAATTGATTCTTATTTTAAGAAAGATGATGCGCCAACATCAGCACATGAAGCAACAGAGACAGCGTCTCCAGGTTTGGCGGGGAATGTAATTGATAGCAATGCTACAATTAATCTTTATCCCGATCAAAATAAAACAAAACAAAAAGTTACGTTTGATAACGGACTTAAAAAGAGTGATGATATTTCACTCACAGAAGGAGGTAACAAAATGGCAGAAGATACAAATGCAGCAATTGAGAAGTCAATTGATGTAGAGACTCCAGCCGAAGAAGTTTCAATTGTTTCCGAAACTCCAGATGCTACACTTGAAAAAGCTGTAGAAATTTCAGAGGTTGAAGATACACTTGATTTAACAAAGATGGTCACTGACCTCAAGACCTTCTTTGGTGAGTCTATTACAAAATCTAATGAGAACTATGCTACACACGCAGCAACAGTTCAAGATATGTACAACATTGTTAACGAAACTAGAGCTGAAATGGCTCGTTTGTCAAAGGGATATGAGGATATCTCAAAGTCAAATGAAGAAATCGTTGCAAAGTATGAAGCATTAAATAAGTCAGTAACTGATATGTTCGGAAAAATTGAGTATGTTGATCATGCTTTAAAGAACTTTGAAGCAGCTACTGCAGTACAGAAGTCCGTTGGGGTACAAGCTCCAATGGGTCAAACAAAACCAAAACAAAGTGTATGGCAAGGTGCTTTCCTCAGTGCTTCAAACATATAAAAAAATATAAAAAAACAAGGTGGTGAAATAATAAATGAGTAATGAACTTCTACAAAAAGTCATTGATACAACAAATCTTGGTTCTTCAGCTGTTAACGCTTCTGGCGATTCATCTAACCTCTCTGGTAATGGTTTACTATATCCAGATCAGGCTAATCGTTTCCTAGATTACATGTGGGATGCTACGATTCTTGCTAAGGCAGCTCGTACAATCCGTATGCGTTCAAACACAACCGAAATTGATCGTGTTGCAGTTGGACAACGTATCATGACAGTTGCACAGGAAGATAATCCACGTAATTTCGTGGCAAGTGGAGATAGCTATACAAATGCTAATTCTACAACTTTCTCTGCACAAAATGCAACATTCAACAAGGTTTCGCTTACTACTCGTAAGCTACGTCTTGACTGGGAACTTTCAGCAGAATCTCTAGAAGATAACGTTGAGGGTCCAGATCTTGAAGATCACATTGCACGTCTTATGGCTACCCAAGCTGGTAACGATATTGAGGATACCCTTATTAACGGTACTGGTTCTGGTAGTGGTTTGATGTCAGCATTTGCAGGCTTCCGTTCACTAGCATTAAGCAACGCACACGTTGTTGATGCTGCTGGATATGGACTTGACAAAACAATTTTCAACCAAGCAATTAAGACTTTGCCTCGTAAGTACAAGCAACGTCGTAACCAACTACGTTTCTTCACAGGATCTAACTTGGTACAGGACTACTTGTTCAACTTGACAGCCAACGCTGGTAACGGAAACCCATTTGATATCGCTTCAGGTATCATTCGTGGTGATGTTGCTGCTAACGATGGTGGTCCAGGCACAGTAACTCCGTTTGCCTTTGGCATTCCAGTTATCAACGTTCCTTTGATTGATGAGACTCGTGCGGGAGATTATTCTTCTCCTTCAGGATCACACGGTGATGTCCACTTGACATTCCCACAAAACTTCATTATTGGTATCAAGCGTGATGTAACAGTCTATCGTTTGTTCCAGCCAAAGAAGGACACAATTGAATACACTCTATTCATTCGTGTCGGTTGCGTAATGGAAAACTACGATGCACACGTTATCGTTAAAAACGTTAAGGTTGCAGGTTCAGTATCTAGCATTACATTTGGAACTCCATATAATGGTTCAAATGTAACTGGTGGAACTAACGGAAATACATACTAATTTTTAATTAGTTGCAAGCGTAAGGGAGATAGAAATATCTCCCTTACGTATTTTCTGATATAATAAACAATGACGAGAGGAAGTCAAATGTCATTTACAGATCTAAAAATTACAGAATTAAGAAAAGTTGCAGATTCTTTTGCTATTGATGCTAAAGAATTAAAAACAAAACAAGAAATTATTGCAATTCTTGAAGAAGAAGGAATTAGCTATCAAATGTATGCTAAGTTTAATAAAGCTGAAAAAGAAGAAATTAAAGTTCCTGAAAATGAAAAGAAAAAGAGAGAGCAAAAAATTATGAAAACAGCAAATCAGATTTTAGTAAGAATGGTTAGAGATAATCATTCATATCAAACAGGTGGATATGAATTTACACAAGAACATCCATTTGTTGCCATGTCAGAAACAGATGCTCAAAGAATTTTTGATACTCAAGAGGGATTTCGCATAGCGACCCCTAGAGAAGCTCAAGAATACTACGCATAAAAAATAAATAGGGGGTGTTGTAATTGCAAACAATCAACACAAATAGTCAAGTAAAGATTTATCTGCGAGTATACAAAGATGGAGTTCTATCTCAAGTAGATTCTGCAACAAATCCTACTTTATCAATTTTTAATGCTGATAGCGATACAAATGCAATTACAAATTTTTCATCTTTAAATTCTATTAATGAAGCCCCTTCAGGAGTATATTCTTATCTTTTAACCCCCGCTATAACTAATATAAACAGAATCTTAGAAGTAAGATGGTCTTATATCATTGGCGGGGTTACAACAACTCAAACAGATTATTATCAAGTTGAAACTCCATATGCTACAATTTCAGAAGTTGTTGATTTTCTTCAATTTGGGTCAGATCCAGCAAGTTTAAATTATGTTGACTCAAACAGTATAATCAATGCAGAAAAAGTCGCCAGAACCATCGTAGAGGGCTATACAGGTATAAAATTTTATACATACTATGGAAGTCAAGAAGCTCATGCAATTGGCGCTAATACAATTCAATTAACAGAAAAAATGTTAACAGTTGATAAAATGTATGAAAATCAAATTCTTGTATATGATGGAACGCAAAACCCTGTATACGATACATTTGGTTACAATACGGAAATCAGTCCTAGCGGATATCAATTAAGAATTTGGTACCCCGCCTTCCCTACTGGCTGGAATAATGAAATGGATCCTACTATTTATGAAGCGGGACGTTTTAGGGATAATTATCTTTATAAATTTGTAGGGCAAATTGGTTATAAGTATGTTCCAGAAGATATTAAATTGGCGACTATGCTTTTAATCAATGATGTTCTTTCAAATGATTACAATTGGAGGAATAAATATTTGTCAAAAGTTAACCTAAGCGAAATTTCATTTGAAATGGCTAAAGGTGCTTTTAATGGTACAGGAAATATTACAGTTGATAATATTCTTGATCAATATCGTAAAACAAATATTGTTATCATTTAATGTTTAATAAAAATTATTCAAATTCATTTGTAGGGTCAGTTTTGAATATGTCTGCTGATATATATACACAACAAAATACACAAGATCCAGATACGGGGGCTATAAAGCGTTCCTGGGTATATTCAAAAACTATACAATGTAAAATTTCTCCTGTTAAAATAAAAGGCGCCTCAACTAGAACCGATAATAAAAGTTTTGGGAATACATCTGATTTAAATTATAATGAAAAAATACAACTAAAAATGTATTGTTTTGAATTATTAAGTAAGCGTTCACGCATTGAAAATATTCGTACAAGCAATAATGCTCCAATTTTTATTGAAATTGATAAAATAAATAATCCAGATACTAAGTTTGAAGTTACAGGCTCCCATGCTGTTATGGACCCATTTGGAAAAATTGCTTATTACGAAACATCTCTTTTAAGAACCGAGTTACAAGATGACTCTCAAGCTTGAAATTGACACAAAACAATTAGTTAATGAACTTAGCGGTTTAGTTGTTGGGCTAGAAGAACTTACAAAGCCAACAGTATTATCTGAAATATCTAAAGCAGTATTTTCAATTACTGGAGAAAGATTTATGTTGGCTGCCGATAATTATGCAAGATTAAATCCTAAAAAAATGCATCATGTTTATGAATGGGGCGGTATTGGTAGACCTACATCAAGACTTTTTGTTTTAGAAAGAAGTCAAATTATTTATGGAAATCTTATAATTTCTGCAAATTTTTTGCCATCTAGGATACCAGTTCCAATTAACCCTGAGTTGTTACAACCTGGCAGAACTGGGAAAATTGTATCTAGAAAAAATATATTTAGAAATAAAGCAGAAATTATGGAAAGAGGAACTCCTGTTTCTTTTTCTGCAAAAAGAGTATTAGCTTTTATGGGAAATGATGGAATAGCTTTTATATCACCAGGAACACAAGTTAACATTTTACATCCAGGTGGCATAAATACAACAAATTCATTTACAAAATATTTAGTTGAATGGTATACTAAAAAGGGTAATGTTATAATGGAATCTTCTGGATTTTATGAAAAATTATCTAATAACGTAGCTTTAGCATTAAGTTCTAATAAACCTAATATTTCTACAGTACGTGCAGCAGTTACAAAAATTGTAAATCAAATTGATTTGGGAGTAATTATAAAATGACAACAGATTATTCAAGAGTTGCGGTATTTGATGTAAGAAATGCTATGTGGGCATCTCTTCAAAGTGCGGGAATTTTAAATAGCAATGACTATATTGCAGAAGGCTTTACAACACCATTAATTCCAATTATTCCATCTCAACAAGTTCCAGAATTTAATAATTTATTACCAGGTAAAACATATATGACATACGATATAGTCCAAAAAAATTATGGCAGTCAATGGTGGATTTCAGAAGAAACCATGGTTATGCAAATAATTTCAAGAAGTAATTCTCAAATTCTTACAATAATTAATTTTCTTACAGACCTAGTTAGAAGATATGAGCTTTCAGCAATTGATGTAAATTCTGCAGCTAGTTCTTCAGCAAGTCCATTTAAATTTCTTTATTTTAGGCTAGAATCAGCAAATCCCGTTCAACCTTTTATAGATGAAGGTGGATTTATGAGCGGGGACTTCGCATTTGTTTATACATATACCCGTCAAGTAGATGAAGGAATATCAAATACTGGTAAATATATCTAAATTTGACTTATTAGGTTTTAATGATATGATTTTACATGAGGAAGCAAGTTGTCATCTTCTTTTGTTTTAATAAAATAAATAAGGTGGTGAAATAAATAAATGGCTACAAATACTAAAAACGTAATCGTTGGTGCCGCAGCACTCTTTACTAGCGTTGGAAACAGCTCTAATAATTCAGGTCGTCCATCAACAAACCAAGCAGCTCTTTCAGCTTTAATGCCAGCAAATACATCTGCTCGCACAGCACTTCTTAATTCAAACACAGGTGCTGGAATAGGATACCGTGAAGTTGGTTACACAACTACTGGTATTGAAATTTCATACGAACCATCATATGGTGAAGTAATGGTTGATCAACTTCTTGATGCAGCTCGTATTTTTAAGCAAACTCTTAAGGTAATGCTAAAAACAGAACTAACAGAAGCAACTCTTGAAAACATGCAGTTTTCATGGGGTCAAATGGATAGCGTATATGTTGCTAATGCTAATAACTCAGTTGTTAACGTTCCAACATTGCTTAATAATGATTCTGCTGTTAACAGCACACCAGATACTCCAGCAGCAACATTAAATATTGCAGCAGGTGCTTTAGGTGATGCTCCAGTAGAGCGTGTATTAATTGCAGTTGGACAAGCTCCAGCACAAATTGGTACATCAGCAGCATTTAATGATCCAGCAGCTACAGGTTCAACACCAGTAGTTTCAGTTGGAACAGGTGCAAATACTACTGTTGCTCGCAATAAAGAGCGTGTATATGTTGCACGTCGTGTTGTTTCAATTGATACAACAATGCATTCTTTGAAGCGTGATTCAGCAACTGTGTTCCCAGTGAACTTCCGTTGTTTGCCTGATTCAGATGGATCTTATGCAGGTTCAGAATACGGTGTCGTTATTGACCGCGTATACGGAACATTCTAAAAAAACTTAATATATATTTCAGACCCCTGCCGAAAGGCGGGGGTTCTGAGTTTGTTTATACTAATATTCTTGGTATAATTTAATTAATAACAAAGGAGCAATAAATTGGCAACAACCGTATATGATGTAGTAGAAATTGAATTAAGTGATGGATCAACACTTACACTAAAGCCATTGCCTATAAAGCAATTAAGAAAATTTATGGATATTGTAAATTCCATGTCAGTTGATGAAGGTAAAAGTGAATTAGATGCCATGGATCTTTTTGTAGATGCAGCAATAATTTGCTTGCAAGGACTTGGAAGACCAGACCTTTCAGATAAAGATAAATTTGAAGATGTAATAGAAGTTCCTACTATGATGAAAATTCTTGAAGTTGCTGGTGGTTTAAAGTTGACTGACCCAAACCTTCTGGGAGCGGCTCTAGTTGGGACGAACTAGACCTAAGCTCCTTGGAGTCTGAAGTTTTTCTTGCAGGTCATTGGAAGAATTTTGATGAGCTGGAAGAAAGTCTTTCTATCAATGAACTTAATGCTTTAGTAAAAGCTTTAAGAGAAAAAGAAGAAAGAAGTATGAAGTTTCATGCAGCAATTAATGGCGTTGATCTTGAAGAAAAAGAGCCAGAAGATGTTGCGGTACTTAAGAGTTCAAGTATAGCATCAAAAGAAGGTTTCGGTGTTGGCGAAGGACTCGGCTTTATGTCACAAGAATAATGGAGTAGATAATTAATGGCAAAAATAGAATTAAATATAGTTGCCCTTGGTGATTTTTCCGCAGTCAATGCACAAATAAAAGCTCTTCAAGTACAAGTTGATTCACTTAATAAAGGCGTCGCTGGTGTTGGATTAGGATCAACACTAACTAAAGATTTAGCTAACGCACAAGCAGCATTTAAATCAACAATGCTATCAACTGGACAGTTTACAATGCAAACTGTTAAAATGGCTTCTGAAACAGAAAAATTTGGAAGAGCGCTTACTTCAGGTAAATTAAAACTTTCAGAGTATTTTAATATAATAACTGGAAAAGCAGGTCAAGCAACAGCATCAATGAATGCTCTTGCTGAATCACAAATAAGATTACAAAATTCTGTTGTTGTTAGAAACAAAAATGGATTTTTAGATGTTTATACACCAACTGCATTTAATAAAGTTGCACAGGCTGAAGAACTTGTAGCAATGAAAGCTATGGTAATGCAAAAGGCTATTGATGGTGGATCAATGGCACTTATTAATTTTGGTAAAAATACGCAATGGGCAGGACGACAGCTTACTGTTGGTTTAACAATGCCTATGGTTTTGTTTGGTGCAGCAGCAGTTAAATCTTTTAAAGAAACAAATATTGAATTAACAAGATTACAAAGACTTTATGGAGAAGGTTTAACACCACCATCTCAAACACAAATTAATCAAATTTCAAGTCAAGTCTTAAAACTTGGAACGACCATAGCACAAACAATGGGAATAGCTCAAACCGAAACAGTTAAAGCAGCAGCAAATTTTGCAGCTATGGGTCGGGAAGGACAAAATCTTATTGATACAACGGCACAAACAATGCGTCTATCAAAATTAGGAGCAGTAAGTACAGCAGATGCAACAAATACTGTTGTTGCTTTACAAAATGTTTATAAGGTAAGTACAAATGATTTAGCAACTGCAGTTAACTTTTTATCAGATATACAGAAGCAAACAACAATGACTTTAAATGATATGACACAAGCTATTCCACGTGTTGGTCCAATTATGCAACAACTCGGAGGAACATATAAAGATACTGCAGTTATGCTTGTTGCAATGCGTGAATCAGGTATTCCTGCTGCACAAGCTGCTAACGCAATAAAATCTGCAATGGCATCTATAATTGCTCCAACTTCAGCAGCTACTAGAGAATTTGCTAAATTTGGAATTAATTTAGATTCTATAAAAAATGCTGGTGGACCAGTACAAATGATAGAACAATTACAAGCAGGACTTTCAAAATTATCTCCACTTGTTAGAGAACAACTTATTGAAAAATTATTTGGTAAATTTCAATTTGCTCGTGTATCAGCACTTATTGAAAACTTTGGTAAAGCGGGAAGTCAAACAGTAAATGCTCTTAAAATTGCAGGAGCAACATCAAATCAATTAGCAGTACTTGCAAATCAAGAAATGAAACAAGCAACAGAATCTACAACAGCTAAATGGCAAAGATCGTTAGAAGGATTTAAAGCAACATTATATCCAATTGGACAAAAATTTCTTGAAATGGGAACAATAATTTTAAATGTTGCAAATAAAATTGGACATGCATTTAGTAGCTTACCATCACCATTAAAAGGATTTTTTGGATTTTTAGCAATAGGAGCAGCATTAGCGGGACCTCTTATTATGTTAACTGGATTATTATCAAATTTTGCGGGGTATTTGTTAAAAGCTGGAGGATTTATATTAAAACTAGCTAATGGTGGAATGTCACTAAAAGAATTACTTACTCCCGAAATTATTGCATCTCAAAAAGCAGCAGAACTATTTTCAAATCAAATAGTTAATGATGTAGATGCTGTTGATCTATTAAATCAAGCAATTGAAAGACTTACAATATCATTATCTGAAATGTCTGGTGCTATGGTTACGGGTACAGGTGATGTAGCTACTAAAGTTGCAGCAGCAAATGCTTTAAATATAAAACCTGGAAAAGAAATGTATGGAGCTATGTCTGGAGCAGAATACCGATATCTATCTTCAATGGGACTTGCAGGAACAAATACTCTTTATAAATCAGGAACTTCAATAGGGCAAAAACCAAAATTTTTAAATGTTCCTGAAAATGAAGCTATCTATGCTAAACCAACTACAGGAATTTTTGCTAAAACTGATACGGGAGTAAGCAATACAGCATTAACTGGAGCTGGAGTAGAGCCAAGAGCATATTTAGCAGCAGCAGCAGGAGCAACAGGAGCAGATGTTTTAAGTAAAGAGTATGCAACAAAATATAAAACTAGCACAAGTTTATTTTTAGATGCATTAACAAAACAAACAGTAACCTTAGAAAATGGAACAAAAGTACAATTATTAAATGATGAAAAAGCAAATATGCTTAAAGCACAACTTAATAAAGAGCTTGAAACACAAGTACTTGGTTTGGAAAAAATTAATGACATAAATAATCCTTTGGCAGCAGTTGAAAAACAAATTCTTGCAAAACTAGAAGAAGAAGGAATGTTAATAGGATTAAGTATAGAACAAACTAGAGAATTAATTAATCAAATAAGATTTGGAATGAGTAATGTTCACGATATTAACGCAGCAGGGGGAGCTGGTGCTTGGCTTGGAGGAGGAAATACTGGACTTTCTAGGTTTAAATTAGATTTTACAGGTTTAAAAAGTCAAAATATAGAATTTTGGCATGCATTTAATGCTGAAGCAAAAGCAGCCTGGGAAGCAGTTCTTGTTGATATGCGTGGTGCGGGTGCACAGATTATAGAATATCAAGGTGAATTAGGAAAAGATGCAGCACTAAAATTTACAGAATCTGAAATTGAAATGTTAAGAAAATTAAATCCAGAACTATTATCACAATCTGTAATATTAGAAGAAGAAGTTGGAAAAGCAAGAGCTGATATGGCTGCTGCATCAGGAAAACTAGTTGCTAAAATATTTTCAGAATCTGAAATTGCAACATTAAAACAGGTATATCCAAGTATATTGACGGCTACAGTATTAAATGAAGAAGAAATTGCAAATGCTAAAATAGCTATACAAGAATCTACGTTAGCAAAAGAAAAAATAATTGCTGAAGAAGAAATTGCAGTACGTAGTGGGATGCTTGGTCGTTTGGGTGGTCGTTTAGGTGTAGGCACTGGAAAACCAAGCGGCATGGGCGCTATGGGCATTGCAATGGCTGGCATGATGATTGGTATGCCAATGTCTAGTAGTAAAAATCAAGCAGTAAGTACGGCGGGATCAGGAATTATGATGGGTGCTAATGCCGCAATGATAGCTTCATTTTTGCCTATAGCACCAGAATTAATAATTCCAATAGCGTTAGCTGTTGGAGGACTTACTGTAGCTTATAAAGCTCTTTCTAAAGTTATGGCTGATCAAAAAGCACATAATGATGCCATAGAAGCATCATTTAAATCATCATCAAGTGTTATATCAGCATACGGCGGAACAATGATTACTGCAAAACAAGCAGTATATAACTTTATTGATGCTAACAAAGAATCAAAAGATGTATTAAGTAAAACAGCACAAGATGTTGCTGAAATTAAAAAATTAGGAACATCTGATCCATTAAAACAAGTTGGAGAATTATTAAAAGGCGGGACTACGGCAAGTGGAGTTATAGGAACATTAAATCAATTTGCTGCAGCACAAGTAGCAAATGGTATGGATCCAAAAGCTGTATCTCAAATGGTTACAGATTTATTAACATATTCTGGACAAACAAAATATCTTAATCAAGCATTAAAAGAAATTACAAATAATACAAAAGACATGTCTACTGCTACTGCAACAATGATTAATAAATTAAAAAATAATGGAGATGCAAATCTTATTACTGCAACAACTTATAAAGATTTGTCTAAAGCACAAAAAGCATTTGCTGATGGATTGCTTACAACAACAAATATAATATCTGATCAAGCCACTCCATTTCAAGTTGCAGCAGATAAAATTAAAGCTTTGCGAGATACTTCAGATAATAGTATAGGTTCTGTAAACGCCCTAGCTTTAGCATTAAAAAATGCGGGGGCATCTGCAGAAACTCTTACTGCAATGGCTAATTTAGCTAAAATAGGTGTTACTAATTTAGGTGAAATTTCAACAATATTAATGCTTAATGCCGCAGGAATTAAAGTTAATACAACAGATGCTACAAAAACTACTAAAGATGTTACAAATGGTATTGTAGAATATGTTAAACAAAAACAAAAAGCATTAATAGCAGCTGATAAAGATGCTTTAAAAATTGAAGAAAATAAAGTTGTTGCAGCTAAAAAAGCTGCAGAAACTGCTGCAAAAACTGCTACAACTAAACAATTAAAAAATGAACAAGCGGCTTTAGGAATAGAAGGCGCAAAACAATATGAAACAGATCAAAAACAAGTAAAAGTATTAGAAGCACAATTAGCAACATTAAAATTACAAACTTCAGAATTACAAAAACAACAACAATATCAACTAAATCAACAAGATTTAGAAAATCAAGCAAAACAAGCAGAAATGTCAGGAAATTATTTACAAGCAGCAATGCTTAATCAACAAAAAGCTTATAATACTTCACAATATAATCAAAATAATTCACAAGATGAATTACAAAAAGAATTAGATAATTTAAAACAAAGTCTTGCAGATCGTGCATTATTAATTCAAAATGAAACAGATAGTACATCTTCATCTACTGTTGATACATCAGGTGTGATTCTAGCTAAGCAAAAACTTAAGGATGATAAATTAATTGGAACACAATTAGCTTCTGAAATGACTACGTTATTGGCTGACTCTGGTTTAACTGGATTTAAAGCAATGGTTGATGGTAAAGGTAATTATATAATTACAACTACAGGTAACGTAAATGTAAATGGAACATCAGAAAGAACATTGGGAAGTGCTTCTAATCCAATTTCGCTTTCAGGAAATATAGCCAACGATGAAAAAGTAGGTCGCAGTCCTTCTTCTGATTTGACACAATGGAATAGTCCATTAGGTAACACTAGATCAGTAGTTCATCAATATGCAAATGATAATAAAATAACTAAAAATCAATATTTTTCAATAGATCAGTATAATGTGCATTATGTTTTTTATGAAGATGCAGATGGAAATATAACAATGATTTCTGCTGATGGAGCCTATAATGGGCCAAATACAATACTTAGATTACCAAAAAATGCTAATGTTACAAAGGCCAAAGCTGTAAAAAAAGCAACAGGTGGACATATATCTGGACCAGGAACGGGGACTTCAGATTCAATTCCCGCATATCTTTCAAATGGCGAATATGTAATTAAAGCAGATGCTGTATCTCATTATGGACCAAGTTTTTTTGATTCTGTAAATGCAAAGAAATTTGCAAATGGTGGAGAAGTAACTAAAAATGGATGGCTTCAAAAATGGGCTAAGAGTTTAACTGGAATGCCTGCTGCAGAAATGTTTGGCACAGCATCAATATTAAGAAAGTTTGCGGGTCTTGGCAAACCTGGAGATAATCTAGCCACAGCTTTATTCCCGCTTAATTTTATGGGTATGGGCGGAGGAAAAAGTTTATTCCTTGGTATGCCTCGTGGCGTGAAAGATTTAGAAGAAGCACTTAAAGCTGAAAAAATAATGCAAGATATACACGCTTCTATTCAAGCAAGCAATTTTAAAAGCCTACCAATTACAAAACTAGGCGAACAGTTAGAGGCAACAGTTGGAAAAAGTTTTCCAGTAAGCGGTATTGGTGGGTTGTATAAAGGCGCTAATGGAACAAAAGAATTTGTCAAGCCAGTAACAGATGCGTTATCTGGTCTATCTGAAATTAGATCTAATCAGATTGCAAGAGATGTACAAGGCTTAGATACACCAATTCAAGAATTAATAAAAATCATGGACCCTTCAGATCCTAAAGGAAAGAGAACACTGTTAGCATTAAGATCTGCTTTTAACCCAGAATTTGCAAATCCAACTGGGAAGTTTACAAAAGATCAGTATTTTAGACAGTTAGTTTCTTCTTTATTAAGAGGAGATAAAGACTTACAAATAGCAAATTTATCAGGCAATAACCTTGTTGATGCTGGAACTTCAGGGGTATTTAACCTAGCTTCTGGAATAAGAACGTTATCTAAATCAATGCCGTCAATGCAAGAGCAAGCTACTATAAATTTATTAGGTGTTAAAGGTGGAGCAAAAAGATTCTTTGCTGAATCTACAGCATCAATTGCAAAATCAATGACTCCAAAAGAATATCATGATGCAATTGTGGCAGAAATTAAAAGAGAAATTCCTTTATTAGAAAAAACAATAGCTTCATTTAAACTTACAGATCCAGATGAAATTGAAGCATATGCTAATATGTTGGAAAGATTAAAGGCGGGAGCAAAACCAGGAGTAGATTGGTCATCATTCCAAACAATGGCAGCAAGCGTAGTTCCAGCTCCACCAAAAACACCAACAGCAGCAGCACTTGCTAAAAAAGCTGAAGAACTAACATTAAAGAAAAGACAATCTGGACATGCCGTAGGTTTTTCTGATATTATGTTTAAAGATCAACTTGGCGGGTATGCAAATGGTGGAGCAGTAAATTCAATGTCAAAAAATGGTTGGTTACAAAAATACTCTAAATCACTTGATAAATCTGGTCCAGATATTATGGGAACTCATGCATTAATAAGATTATTAGCAGGTTTAAGTAATGGTAAATCAGATTTTCTTTCTGCCGCTTTAATTCCATTAAATTTTACGGGTATAGGTAGAGGACTAAAAGGTGCAAAAATTGGTGCAGAAGTTGCTGCAGAAATTGGTGCAAAAATTGGTGCAGAAGTTGATGCATCTAAATTATCTAAGTATTTCTTACATGCTAGTTCCGATGGAGACATAACGGGCATAGATACAATTATGTCTACTATGACTTATAAAGGTGATAGAACTATAGCAGGTTGGTCACGATTAGCACATGATCCACTTGGAGATGGCTCAAAATTATTCTCTATGGGAAATCTATATGACAATATGGGAACCAGAGATCTTCTAGCATTATCATTGATGCAAGCAGCAAAAGAATCTGGATTTACAAAAACTGGAATAAATCTTGCTGCTTCACCTGATAGATCAATTTTTAGTCAAGCAATGGTTTCATCATTAAAAAAGAGAGGACTTGGAAATGTAATTGGTTTACCAGAACTAGAAGCACAATCTGTAGGTAATACAGCAATTGAAGCTCAATCTTGGTTCTTTAAAGAATTAAGTAGTATGAATAGAAATAATTCTTTATTAAGTGATGCATCTCCTATTTCAAATGTATCTTTAGATGCAGCCAGAAAAGCATTACATCAAATTTTTATGAAAGAGTACAATCAAAAAGAATTTGCTTCTTTACTAAAAACTTATGTAAAGGGACACGCTTTAGGAGGACAAGTTAAATTGCCTTCATTTGCCGTTGGAACAAATTTTGTTCCAAATGATATGATTGCTCAAATACATAAAGGTGAAAGAATTATACCTGCATCTCAAAATAATGGTACAATGGATGGATCAACATATAATATTTCTGTATTAGTTAATAATAAAGATGCAAATGAGATAGCAAATGTTATAATGGATAAGATAAAAAGCGTTAACGCTGGAGCACCAAGCATTGCAAAAGCAACAACAAATGGCAAGCCCGTACTAGTTAGTAATGCACCACAGTATAATTGATAAACAATGAGGAGGTAAAAAATGACATATGCAATTCCACAAGGAGTACAAGTATCTTTAGGATTAGATATTAATGGAAGTGCTACAATTGTTCCAGCAAATATGGTTTGGTATAAATTATCTGATCATAATCGTCAACCAATAAATGTTACTTATCACCTTATTGAAGCAACAGATAGAATGGCAAACGGAACTTTAAGAAAATTTATTATTGCTCGTAAATTTGTTATTAAGATAGATTGGCAAAATTTTCCAACTTTAGACAGCAATCTAGTTGATTATAATGGCGGTAATTCATACGGAGCAGCTTGGTTTAAAGCGTTTTATGAAGGAAATGCATTTAATCCAATTTATGTAAAGTTGATATATGCCCTTGATACAGCACAATCAAACTCAATACCAGTATCAGGAAGTTATGTAGATTCTAAAAATTCAACAGGGCAAGTATATAATGCTTATATGACTACTTTTACATATGATGTAATGAAAAGAATGGTTGCAACATCTGGTACAACAGGATATGATTATGTAAACTTATCAGTAGAGTTTACGGAGATTTAATGCTAAATAATGTCAGTTCTGATATTTTTTCTAATTCTAGTGCTATTGAAATTCAACCAATAGTTTCTGCTGAATGGAATCATAATTTATTCAATGCACCGTACGTTACTGTTGCTGGAACAGGCACTCTTATTACCCCCACTTTATCTTCTGGAACAATAACAACAGGAGGTACAGACAGTACACTCCCTGGATTTAGCATAAATAATTTTATTTTAACGGCGGGATCAACAAGCGCTTATGGAAATGTAGTATATACAGCAAGTTCTTTAAGTTCTCCAGCATATAAAATAGTAACTTATTTTAAAACAAACAATAATTTGCCAGTTTCTGTAAATGCATATGCAAAAGGTGGATCTTCTACTCAAGCGGGATCTGCATATACAGAAGTAAATTCATATGGGTGGACTAAACTTGAAGCTTATGTAGGTGGATATAGTTCTTCGGATACAATATCTTCTTTAACTTATACCATATCTGTAAATTCATTAAATTCTGATAATAATGCCACAACTATATACTTTACACCCCCTCAAATTTTTGAAACAACATTTTATAATTATCAAAATAATTCTTTATGGCCAACTGATAGCGCATTTACTTATTTTAGACCAGGAGAAACTTATGTGACAACTGGTAATATAAATGTTGCAACTCCTTCTAATTTTAGAAAAATAAATAGATCTTCAAGTATTTTAAATGGTTTTAGCGGATCAGCTTATGCACCTATAAGTTCAATATCTCAATCGCCAAGTTTTACAATGGCAAAACATTCTTTGCCATTGTATAAAAATTCTTTACCAAACGAAATGGCAATTTATAAATATTTTGTTTCAGATACATCTACATTAACTAATCCAAAAATTGCAGCGTTATATGCTCAAAATATTAATGTAAATAAAATTGTTATTAAGTTTAATACTTTAATGAGTGTGCCAACATTTAATTTATATATTGATGGCTCAATTATAACTGTAGATGGAAGTACAACACTTACTACCCCGACAAATTCTGATAGCATTGCAACAGGGGTTTTAGTCTTATATTGGACAGGATCGGCATGGACTAAAACAAAATGGTCAACAATGCCAGCATTTGATTCATCAGGTGTATTATCTAAATATACTTCATTTAAAAAAATATCTATAACTCAAACAAATGCTACAGCTACATCTCAATTTTCTTCATATAACAATTCAAACTTTACCTCAGACCTTACTAGAATGCAACTGATAGAGCTGTCACCTAGACTTGAAATTGATGTTTCAGATTTTGTTAAAGATGTCACTATAAATAAATCGTTAGATAGCAAAAATAACTTTGTTCCAATATCTTCAATAAATGCAAATGATGTTTCAATTAATCTTTCAGCAATTCCTATAGCATTAAATAATGGATTTATTCCAATTTTTTCAAGTCAGAGTAATTTATCAACAAACGTGCTAGCAAATATGCTTAGAAAAAATATTAAATTTTATGTAAATTTTACATTAAAATCTTATTATGATGCTACAACAAATAATTTTGTTCAATTAAATATACAAAGTGGCAAAACAGTTGGGACGCATATTCCTGGAGGAATATTTTACTCAGATTCATGGGATGAAACAGATATTAAAGATGTTAAAATTGTAGCGTATGATATTACAAGATATTTGCAGACTACAGCTGTTTCAGATTATGTTGCTAATTTAAAACCAGTATTTGATGTAATAACTAATATGCTGGATCTATCGGGCTTTACTGATTATGATGTAGATTCATTATATGATGTTTGCAATGATTACACTTCCCCGCTTGATCTTGCATATTTTTATACAAACGGGCGGGACACAACAATTGTTGATACCCTAGCAGGGATATTCCTAGCATATCAAATAGGTGCATATATTGATGAATATGGGGTAATGAAATTTAAAAGTTTATCTCAAATATTAAATAATAATACATCTAATTTAACTATATCCGATTCATCAATTTTAGTGGGTGGTTATTCTATTATAAATAAAGCTAAACCTGGAAAACTTTCATTAAGATATCAAGTGCCTAAAATTAAACAAACATTATCTTTACAAAATGCTGCTACTCCAGATCAAAAAAATAGTCCATCTTTTATTATAACAACATCAACAGATATTATGTGGTCTCAAGAAACATCAGATGCAGTAGGATTTAATTATTTAAATTCAACTATGCAAGAAACAGATAATTTTTATACTATTAATACAAACGATCTTCTTGATATATTTCATACTTTTAATTTAAGTAATAATGGATATGCGGTAATTGAGGATGAATTAGTTTCATTTGTATATAAAGAGTATAAAATACAACAGTATTCAAATTCATCAAATTATGTTTATGTTTCTGTAAAAAATGACCTTGAGCTTAATTCAGAAGTTAATAGATTTGTTAAAAAATATTCAGCAGGATTAGTAAGTTCAAATTATGGCAATATAACTAATGCTTCTGGTGATGGTACAACTATGACTTTTACATGTAATAACAATTTTAAAGCAGGTCTAAAGATTTATGTAACTGGTGTAACTCCAGCAGGATATAATGGGAATGGAAAAATTATTTCTGCAAATTCAACAACTTTTACAGTAAAAGGGGCAACTACTGGATCTTATGTTTCTGGCGGACAAGCAATTGTTGCTACAGATTACGATGTAGTAGTTATTCCGACAGGAAGAATTACAAACACACAAAGAGGTCTTTTTGGCACAGTTCCTAAAACACATTCTATTGCTACAAGCGCTTCATCTAAAAATTTAATTGAAGCATCAATAAATGCAAGTAATGTAATGTCAACAGGAACAACAAGAACATCTATTGTAACAAACAGCTCGCCCTTACCCAACGTTACAAAACTTGCAATTACTGCACCAACTACCACCAAATGCCTAGTCTATCCATCATCTCAAGATATTGGATATCATACCTATTCAGTTAAATTTGACTTAACAAATCAACAAGTTGCTACGGCGGGCTTATTTTTTAATAATAATGGATCAAATTCAAGTGGAACTTATTTTGTAGAATTATTACAATATAATACACCAACTGAATCAGCAGGTGCTACAATGAATAATCCAGCAATCTATCAGTATATGATATCTATTTCACAAATTGTTAGCGGCACATTAACACAGTTAGCTTGGGCAGATGTAACAGGAACTGTAAAAAATATATTATTAAATAATCCAAAAGTATTTTCTAAAAATGGAACAACATATACCACTATATCTGACGATGTATTTCATTTAAAAGCAATTCATTGGACATCTGATGGTACTGACGCAACTAATTCAGAAGGTGAAGATGCTGGCCAATTAATTAAAGTCTTTTTAAATAACGCACTAGTAACTGGCTTTCAAGTACCAGGCAGTAGTTCAAACACATATTTAACATCTAGCTGGAAAGCAACAGATAAAAACTTAGTAACAGGGTTAAGAAAAAATGTAGTTTTAAATAGTAGTTTTTTTAATACGTCTGGGAAATACTTTGGATTTTGTACTTCAACTTCATTTTCTGGAATCAATGGAGGCAACCCAATTTATTCTTCTGTTTCATCTACCGTAATACCTGCAAATTTAAGAGAAATTTATGCAAATGAAAAAATATTATCAGAACGCAGTGTAAATTATTGGTATCAAGATAGAGAATTTTTAAATGGAGTTATTCAAAAACAAAATATATTTGGTAAATATCGTGGCTACATGATGCAAACAACACCAGAAGTTGTAGGAATAAATGTTTATGATGTTCAATATACTAATCCAGCTGCAGTAACTGCAGATGCTTATTGGGGCGGGTACTTATTACAGTATTACCCTGGGTCAGAAGTATATGATCAAGCATATAAACAACAACAAGTAATTGATGAATATGGACTATCTTTTTCTACAGTATTAAATACAGGATTTAGAGCTAAATTTGCAGTTGCCAACAATAAAAGACAAATGGTATATCTTGCACATAAGCCTGATACAAATATACAATTAGATTCAAGATTTACTATTTGGACTCATGAAATTGTAAGTCAATCAGATCCACAAATTTTTGAAAAAATTACAGATAGATCAAATATATCTGAAGTAGCACAAATTGATTCTGTGTGGATACAGTCTGAAGAAGCAGCAAATAAACTTTTAAAAGTAATTGAAAAAGGTTTTGACGGGTTTTCAAAAGATACTAAAATTCAACTATTTGGTAATCCATTAATTCAAGTAGGAGATGTTGTAACAATTAATTATTCATTATCTAAATTAAATCAACAAAAATATGCCGTACATTCAGTTTCACAAGCATTTAATCAAGGTTTAAAAACAACTCTTGTCCTTAATCAAATTGATAAAGGGGTATCTTATTAAAATGACCAAAAAGTGGTATAATCTATATATAAATAAGAAAAGGTGGAATCGTGTCCTATATTAAAATTTCAGACCCTAATATTATTGACTTGGCTGCTTGGCATCAAGTTATTAATGTAATAAATCAGCACAGCGATAGCTTAGCCGCAATAACTAATAATTTCGGGGTGTCTAGCTCAGTAACTTGGGATGCAGCTGGCTATGCACATCAATATGACCCAGCGTCTCAAGCAATTATATTTGGACGAGCTTCAAACAGAACTGCAGACTCGGGAGTAGCAGGTGTTTATTATGGATCAGTAACTTTTGCGGATTCAGCAACAGGCACAAATTCATTTTCGGGGACTCCAATAGTAACAGCAACAATTTTTACTGGCAATGCAACAACAGTTGCAGCAACACTTGAAGATGTTGTAATAAATGTTTACAATGTTTCATCTACAGGATTTAAGTATAGATTGTTTAAAACAGGAACTGGAACAACAGATACAACTCACACAATATCTTCAGGAAGCACAATTTATATTAACTGGATGGCAATCGGTCCAAGATTAAGTTAGTGGGGGTAAGATGAAATCTATACCAGGATCTAATAATGATGCGGCTAAAAAACCAACGCTCTATATACCCGATGGTGATCCTCGGGCAGCAAATAGTCTTGCCGCAGCAAATGCAGCATCAAAAAGTAATGCAGAAGTTAAAAATATTTCATCAAGATCATTTTCTTTAACACAATTAAGTGGCGCAGCAGCTTCTGGAAGTCCAATTTCTACCGCTACATTACCTGCTACGCCAGGTAATTCACCATCAGTTAATATAGGTCCAATTATTAAGGGTTTAGTTTTACCAGGTGGAATTACTAATTTTACAGCAGTTTGGGATGGCGATAATCTTGTATTTACTTTTAATTGTGATCCTACGGCATCACAAAATCAATATCTTTCTAATTTTTATTTTTTATTTACTCCAACAGGTAGTTCTACTCAGTATGCCTGGAGTCCACAAGCTACTCAAGTAAATAATTCGGGCAGTACACAAACAATTACTTTTACATTAACCGATAATACAAATACATTTAATACACAAGTTACAAGTTTTTCTGCAATTAGTGTTTCTGCACAAGATGGATTTGGCAATAGAGGCGATTATGTTTCTTTAACAACAATTCCGACATATAGTAGTGGATTGCCTATTCCAGTATATACAATTTCAGCTATTAATAATGGATATTCTGTTGCGTGGACAGCAATTACAAATTCAAATTTTTATAGGATTCAAATACAGGAATATGTTTCAGATGCTACATCAGAACCAACAGGCGTTACTTATACAGAAACTTATAATGGCACATTAAATCCCGCCGTAGTAATTGCTCCAACATTAAATAAAAGATGGGTTAAAGTAAGATTTTGGGCAACATCAAATGTTCCAGGTCCTTGGGGTGCAGCACAAGCAGTTACTCCAACAGCACCAATTTCAGTAAATACTACAGTGCCCACAGAAGTAACAGTAGGAACAGTATCTTGGTCGGGGACAAATATTGTTATTCCATACACACTACCTTCTACAAATGCAGGAGTTAGATTTTTAGTTAAATTAACAGCACCAAATTCACAAGTTGGATATTTTTATTTTTTCCCAGATGGCACAACAAATTTAAGTCAATCACACACTATTAGTTCTGCTGATTTATATGCACAGTTTGGCGCATATTATTCTTCTTATTCTGGAGTTTTTGTTAGCTACTCATCTGTAGATGTAACTAGTAGCGGAGCCTCTTTTAATGTCCCCGCACGATCAAATCCCTTAGCAGCAATTACTCCAAATCCAACAATAGTTGGAAACATTAATGGTTATAACGTAACATTTGATTTTTCTACAATCCCAGCAACTTATGCTGAAATTTATCAAAAGTATACAAGTTCTGCTTGGTCTTCTAACCCACCTGATGCTATTACTGCATCTTATTCTTCAGGCGGGGCTTCAGGAGCAACAACAATTGTAGTAAATACAGTAAAAGATAACGATGGGAATACATTAACTTCTATACAAGATGGATATTTAATTACTGGAACAGGAATTCCAACAAATACATATGTTTCTTCTGTTTCAGGAACTGCACCAACATTTACCTTAACATTAAGTAAGGCTTTAACTACACAAGCAGCGGGAACTTATACTATGCAAGGTTTAGTGTGGGCTGGGGTAAGTCCAGCAAATATATTTAGTAATTTATATATTCCTACATATGTAATTGTAAGATATTATGATAATTTTAATAATGCTTCTTTGCTTTCTTCTTCAACAACAGTTACTCCAATTGATCCATCTCTTTCTGTTATTAGCAATGCAGTACAAATAGGAAGCGGAGGAGCAATATATGTAGGAGCCAGTGCCACTAGTGGCGCAAGAGTAGTTTTAGGACCTTCTAAAAAAGCTCCAGATGGTTCGCAATATTCAGGCATATTTGCATTTGATTATGGATCAGCATCTGGAGATGCTGCAAGTACATCAATTATTACAAATCCTTCTGCGGGAGGATTTACATTTGAAACTATAAATGCAAAAATTGCAGACTGGACTATTTCAACAAATAAAATTGAAAGTACATTAGTAACAGGAATTACTAAATATACTGGTTTATCAGCATCTAACACAAGTTATGCATTTTGGGCAGGCGCAACCGCTGCAGGAAATTCAGATGCATCAGCTCCTTTTAGCGTAACGCCGTTAGGAGCAGTAAATGCAAGTAATCTTACCATATCTGGAGGATCTATAAATGTAGGTAGTGGTACCTTTGTAGTTACTAGTGGAGGAGCATTAACCGCAACAAGCGCAACCATAACTGGATCAATCTCAGCAACAGGAGGATCGTTTACTGGTAATGTATTAATAAATGGTGGGTCTTTATATTCTCCAAAAACATCAGGCATTCCATCTTCTTCTAATGCGGGAGTTATTTTTAATGGTCAAGGTGTTGCAGCCTATAATGGCACTGGCGGATATACAACTATGCTAACAACGGCAGATGCAAATAGTTCTACATTTGCTACTACTGCAGCAACAATTGGGGGATGGGTAGTAAATGCAAATACAATACATTCTTCTGCAAATACCGCAATTATAGATTCTGGAGTAACAGGATCAGCATATGGGCAACCAACAATTTTTCTTAATAGTGGAACAAATTATGTAGGCATAACTACAGGTACATTAAGTAATACGGTTTTATGGGCGGGGAGTAGTTTTTCAAGTAGAGATACAGCTAAATTTAGAGTAAATGGAGATGGAACACTATATGCTACTGGGGCAACCATTCAATCTAATAATTCTTATTATGTAAAACTTGATGGTACAAATGATCAATTATTAATATATGGATTACCTGCAACTAATCCAGGTTCTTCACAAACATTTACGGCTTCAATTA